CCGCCGCCAACTTTTAACAGCTCCAGGGAAAGGAAGCAATCGCGTTTGATCAGCATCTTCAACGGCCGGAGCCGTTCACTTGGCGAGACCTCAAAGCGTGAGGTTCACCTTCAGATGTCTGTTTCATTTCGCCGTCATCTGATTCATTTCAAGGGGGCTAACTTGGCCGTCTTTATGGCTATTGCGCTACACGCTGACGACAGGGGCTGGGCGTGGCCGAGAGTCTCGACCATCAAGCGAGAGACCGGCTGCAACGAGAACACCGTGCACAAGGCGCTCAATAAATTGTGCACGATAAAGATCAAAGGGCGCCGCGTGCTGCTGCGCGCCAAGGAGCCGCCGTCGCATTACGTGGCTGACCCTCGGGACAAGAATTACACGCGCAATTTTTACCTGATCTTTCCTTCGGATGAAGAACTGGGGCTGTATGAGCCGGGGGGCGATGAAGACTCAAACCGACTACAAAAAACCGTATATGAAAAAAGCGAGTCGCTTTTTTTGGATACAGAAAAAGTGGATACGGTTTTTGCGAGCCAGTCTCTTAATACTAAAGAAGAACCAAGTATTAAGAAGAACCATGAAGATCAACAAGACACACACACACACGAAGGAGAACCAGCGCCTGCGGCTTCGTCCGCCGTGTCTCAGCCACCAACGCAAGGTGTTGTGTGTGTGTCTGACGAAGTCACGCTCGACGATTTTTGGGATTACGCGGGCAGCCCCGAGGGGAAGTCGCTTGAAACACCGGGCGCATGGATCAACACGAACTTTAACAACCCGGTCGCGCGCGAAACAGTCCGCCGCTGGAAGCTGAGCCGGCAGCCGGAAATGATTCTGGAGACGCGGCAGGCACCGACTGACCAGCTCATGTTCTTCGGCGAAGCTGCTCAGATAGTTCACACGATGATGGAGGCGCACAGTCGCGATGCGGAGAGCATCATCGCGGAACTGCCTGTGACTGACGAAGTGCGCGCACGCCTGCTGGAGAAATTTTCCGGCGGCGAGAAAGTGGAGGCTTTATGAATCGAGTTGTTGTTGCAGTTTCTATTCAACCTGATTGATGCGATTCGAGGCTGGTTCCAATAAATTTATGGGCCGTGCATCCGAGGTCTCCTCCCGGACGTCACTCGCGAGCGTCCTGTGAAACCTGACGGATGAGGCAATCACGGCCCGACCCTTTCATGAAAATGATAGCTCCAGGTAATAGGCAATGATCAGGACCCGTACGCAGATTTTCGCGGTCGCGACAATAGCGACGCTGCTCATCATCATCGTCGGCTATCTCTTCGACGCGCTGGATAAGCTGGAGAGGTGGGGGCGATGAGCCGGGGAAGGAGCTGAAGGGCGACCTATGAAGTGTGAGACATGCAAAGCGGACGCGCCACGTCTTCACCAGTCTTACGACCCGAAAAAGCGTGGGGCGTTTGAATGCGACAAGTGCGCGCTCCGGGATAAAGGTATGAATTCAGGGCAGCGGGCGCGAATCAAGCAACTCAACGGTCCCACATCCGCCCGCGCGGCGACAGCCGCCCAGAAGGGGGTGCGATGACAGCAGCGGCGCCGACTTGCCCGAAGTGCCAGAGCACCCATGTTCGCCTGTGGACGTTTAACTACCGGCGCGGACGCTGCCTCAACCCCAAGTGTGGGTACACGGGAAGCGCGCGCGATTTTAACCCTGTAACAGAAAAGGCAAAAACCAATGAGTCAAGCCATGAATCCAGACGTAAATCGAAACTTAATTGCCGCCAATAATGAGATGTCCATTCTTGAGCGGGTACCCATAGTTGAGCTGCCAACGAACTCCGTCCAGTGCACAACCTGCTTCAGGGTTCTCTCACGGACGGAGCTGAAGAACGCAGGCTTCATCTGCATTGATTGTAACGACCGCGTGTGCGCGACGTGCGGGTGTACGGACAGCGTTGCCTGCGAAGGCGGTTGTACGTGGATTCAGTCGGGGGTGTGCTCTACCCATGACGAAGAAAGCATCAGGCGACGATGACCGAAATTAATAAAGGGCCTCTTAAAAAGATAGTGAGCACCAGGCGGGGCGAGACGGTTCTATTTGAAGGTACCCGCCACGCCCTAACGGTGCCGACCATCATTCACAAACTCGAATGTGGCCACGAGGCTGAACCTCTCGTGCGCGTCGGCTGCCGCCTACCATATCCACCGAAGCGGCGCCGCTGCCGGCAATGCCTGCTGGAAGAGCAGGGTCATTGATGCGCATGAGAGGTAAGGAGTTGGAGCTTTTATGACAGAAATTATTTCTGACAACAATGAAAAGGGTCTGCGTGATTCTGACGACTCGCGTGAGGCCGCAGGCAGTGAAGAGAGGGTTGATATTAGATGCCCGCGCTGCCTGCAAAAATTTCGGGGCGTGACTCCGGAGATGGCCGCTTACATAAAGAACAACCTGTGTGCGGCGTGCCAGGCGGGCGGCGGGGAGAGGGAATCTAAATGACGAGGGACTATAGATGCTTCTATTTATGCCTGCGATCTGTTCGACACTATTTGAACTACTAAACAGGAAAATGCTCATGACCGAAGAAGTAAAGAACTGCCCTCAGTGCAAGCAGCCCGCGCATAGCAAGCGTCATGTGCGAGGTGTGCCTAACCTGATTTGCGGCAACGGCCACAACTGGCCGCAGTTCCAGGAGCCGAAACCGGCGGCGCCTACTGAAGACCAGTGTAGGCGGGGCTTTATTGAGACCGAGTGGGACGGCTCCCCTAAGCGACGCTTCCCCTAGTCGATGCCTGAGTTTGATGGCTGGTGATAGAGGACTGAATGAACTACCAGGAATTCGCTAACAGACCCGCGATCGCATGTTCACGCCTGAACCAGTTCAGGAAAAATCTGCGCCAGCGGCTGATGACGAAGCTGGGCGCGACTGTCAGCCGCTGCTCGTGCTGCCGGGCGAAGGTGCTGTCGGCCCCATCATCCATCAAGCTGAACGAAGAGGACGGCGTGCCATTCCTCTGCGACGAGTGCAGGGAGCGGGTGAAACCTTTCTGCAAAGGGAACGCGGTTTTTGTCATTACGCCGGAGGCCCAGAAAGAGCTGGTGGCCTTCGACCTGGATGTAAGGCGGAATTAGGAAGGCGGAAGCAATAATGAATCCCTGTGAAGGCTGCGCGTACACGGAAGGCGCGGCGGCTAACCTGGAGCCGCAGAACAAACTCAATGGCCAGCTCTGCGTGCTCGGCGGCATACCCTTCTACTGCCATCACACGAAGTCAGGGGAAATAATAGACCTGGGCCATGAGGCCACGAACATCCCAGAAGTCCGGCGCGAACTCGTCCAGAGCGGCAAGATGGTCATCTGCCAGGGATGGAAGCGCGAGACGGAGGAGATTGCTCGCACCGGTTACTACGACAGAGCGCGTGACCTCAAGCGCGCGTTTGCCCTGCTAGGCCTGGGCTCGCTTCAAATCTTCATCACTACAGACGACGAGGCCAAAAAGCGTGTGGCTGCCAGGAATCTCAGGAATGTGATTCTGGCTTTGAATCGTTCGCGCGGATTCTCAGAGGTTAATGAATGATCTCCTTAGAGGCACTTAAGGTGCGCATCATTGAGCGGAGAACTCGGCTGAATGCCAATCTTGAATGGCGGACACGCCTGCCGCTGGCTGAGGCATGCCGAGAATATCTAAAGGCGCTGCCTCTAATTCGAGAACAAGAAAATGACCTGGCTCAGTACAGGAAACAAGCAGGTCTTCCTAAATATGCTGAGATAGATTTTCTGAAGGAGAAATCTGATGCCGCTGCTGTTTGATCAAGATGGCATCCCGCTCGGCTGGGCCGATGTCCTGGACTCATTTTCGGTAGAGGAACTGAACGCGATGTGCGACGCCGTAGAAGATGGTGATGAAGAGCGCGCAGACCGGATTGTCGAAGCCGTCTACGACAGCTACTACGCCGCGCAGGCCGATGCTCTAATAACTCGACTGGAGGCTGCCAATGACTGAAGCAACAAGGGCAGAGCACGTGGAGTGGGCGAAGCGGCGGGCACTTGAGTACGTCGATCTAGGCCTGCTGGATGACGCCTGGGCGTCACTCGTGTCCGACCTGCAAAATCACCCTCAGACCCGTGACCACAGCGGCATCGGGCTGGGTATGAGGCTCTTAATAGCCGAGAAGCTTTCGACCGCCGGAGAGATGCGGAAGTTCATCGAGGACTTTCAATGAACGAACCAGACTATCAGGGAAAGAGTGACTGCGCCATCTTCGTTGATCCTCTGCCTAAAGCGCTCCGCCGCGCGGCGGATTTTATTGAGCAGTTGAAAGACGGCCCGATGGACGACGGGCAGGTAGTGGTCGAAGGAGAGAATGAAGACGGGGATTGGCGCGTCCTTATTTTCTATGACCGTCAAGCACTTTAAGTGCCGATTATTGGTATTGAGAAAACACATTCTCATTACCTACCCGCGGAAAAGGGATTTTTCGGCCCCCTCCGGGGCGCTCTTAGGCCGGTAAACGTTGGCCGAAATGTCAGCAGTAGGCAGTACGCAGTAGGCAGTCAAAGGGCAGAATTCGGCCTTTTGCGAAGTGCAGAAAATGCACGAAGTTTGAGCGAGGTGAATGATGAGCTCGAACACCCAGACTTTAAGTGTCCAGAAACGGTCTCAGCTAGGCGCCCTGCACCAGTTGCATGAGGCACCGGGCAAGCTCAGACGTGACGATCCTCTGGGCGGTGTGACTCTCTACCTGCGCACCCTTAAAGAGTCCGGGCGCCGCACGCAGCGCGTCAAGCTGGAGATGGCCGCGCGGATCCTCACGGGCGATGGGGATGCTTCGCTTCTCGATTACAACTGGCGCGCTCTTCGCCGCGGCCACGTCGAGTTCGTGCGCTCGGTGCTGGCCCAGACTTACGCGCCTTCGGTGGTCAACGCCTGTCTCTCCGCTCTCAAGGGCGTGGCCGAATGGATGATGCACCTGGGGCAGATTGAAGAGGCCGAGGAGCAGAGGATTCGCCGGGTCAAGGGTGTCAGAGCCGACCGGCGCGCTCGCTCAGGGCGCTCACTTTCAGGCTCTGAGATAGTTGCGCTCTTTCAGTCGTGCGAGCGCGACCGCGCGCGGCTCATAGGACTTCGGGACGCCGCCCTTCTGACAGTCATCTACGTCGGGGGCTTAAGGTGCAGGGAGACCTGTTCTCTGAAGCTCGCGGACTACAGCCCGCGCCGCCACCAGCTCTTCGTCGAAGACGGTAAGGGCAATCGCGAAAGGCGAGCGTACCTTCGCGATGGCGGAGCGCGTAGAGCTATGAACGCCTGGCTGCGCGCCCGCGGGGAAGGAGAAGGGGCGCTCATCTTGCCCGTCACAAAAAATAACCAGGTCGTGATGCGCCCACTTTCGCGCGACGGGCTCTACAAGGCGCTGCAGCGCCGCGCGGTGGCCGCCGGTGTCGACCGCTTCTCGATCCATGACCTCAGGCGCTCGTGCGGCTCGCATCTGGTTGCGAAGGGCGCAGACCTGGACACGGTCAGGGACTACCTCGGCCACGTGGACATCAACACGACGATTGTCTACATCCGGCACGAGGAGCGAAAAAAGCAGGAGGCCTCGCTCAAGCTGAAGGTGAATTTCGGCGGGCGACGCAGAGGGCGCAAACGCCGCAAGCGCCGGCGCTGATTCGATCCATGAGTACTGGGCCTCTTTGCGATAAGTGCCCGCGCGCAGCGCCGAGGGCGCGGCTCACAGTCTCGTGGAATCCATCCGGCGGCTGGGATGTGCTGGAAAGTGATAGGCGTCTCGTGAAGAACGTGAAGACACAGCAGCAGGCTTTTAGTAAAGCAGAATCTCTGCTCAATCAAATCTGCTCGGACGGGGAGACTTTCCTGGCCTGCAGTACTTGCCCTTACTTAGAGGCTGCCGACGTGGCCGAAAACTTTGACGCAATTTGACGCTTGAAGGAGGAAAGCGTGAGAGCAGTAAAGACTAATAAATGTACAGAGCATCCCGCAGAAGATGCCATCCACGTCGACCTGTGGACGAATAATGCTCTGTGCGTGCCCTGTACGCTCGACTACCGCCGCGAACAGATCAAGGGCAAAGCACCCGTGACAGTCAAGAAGCTCTCGGACATAGAGGTCAAACTCCCTCCGGGTCGTCACGCGGCGAAAATCTGCTTTCAAGTACTCGCGGGTCTCGTCCCCGGTACGCCGCTGCCGGAATTCACGGAAGAGTGGTGGATTTCCGGCGACCAGTGGGAGGCCATCAACACTAACCCTGAAATGCATCCGGAGCATCACGATAATTTATTCGTTCGTTACCAGGACGAGGCGCGCTGGTATGCCGAGCGCATCACCGACCCGCACGTCATTAACTGGGTGCGAGTTGAGTTCATCTACTTTTAATGGACGCGTCCGTAGTGAAGCCTATGTCTGAACAGCAACCAGAGTTAATGAGTGAGCATGACGTGCCGTGTCCCGGCTGTGGCCGTCCCATGCGGAGCAACGGCTACACGATGTACTGCGAGACGGCAGGTTGCGTTTTCAACTTTTTCAAACCGGTAGTCGATCACCTTCAGGTGACTATTCTTCCTTCAGTGCTCAAAGCGTCCGAAGTTGAGCGCGTCTATCGCGAGGGATTTGAGGCATTCCGTCGCGGCTTGCAGTTTCATGAGTGCCCTTACGCCAAGTCGGGCGCAGATGTCCCGGACGACGATTACCAGCGCGGGGTCGAATGGCGGCGCGGATGGAATGATGCGGCGCTCGGAAGTGAAGCGAGGCCTTAATTCATGGGCGCTAAAAGTCGGAGGGATCCGTCCAAGCCCTTCATTGTGATGTTCAGGTGGGGCGTCTTCTACAGGCTGGGCAGTGCAGTGACGAGCGCCAGTGAGGCAGAGGGGTTTGCCACGCCTGGGACGGCACATCAAGCAGTCAGGGATTGTGATCTGGTCAAACGGTTCGGCGGTTACTCCGTCGTCCCGCGCTGCAACTAGAGGGTAGAGCCAGAGTGGAAAGTGGAGGCCAAAGATGAGAAATGACCAAGCGCGTGACATTGCCGAAAGACTTGTCGAGTTAATGCGACCCTACTGCACAAGGATAGAGATTGCCGGAAGCCTTAGGCGCGGCAACCCTGTAGTTAAAGACGTTGAGATAGTTGCCATCCCTGTCTGGGAAGAGCTGAAGCCGCTGCTCGCTCAATCATCCTTCTTCGGTATGGATGAAGTGGTCGAACAAGCTGGGCGCGTTAATCTTCTTCATCGGTGGGCGGAGCGGGAAACAAATCAGGGCGGTCGCCTGCATGGTCAGATCAACTGGATTAAGGCGGGCCAAAACCCCGAGCCGCTGAACAGGGCGCCGTTCCCGGAGAAACTTTACTGGAGAGCCATCATCCCTGCAGGCACCAGTCTCAACACGTTTCATGACGTCAAGCTCGACCTGTTTCTGGCCGGTGAAGATAACTGGGGCAGCATCTTCGTCTACCGGACCGGCAGCCGCGATTTCAACATCGCCTGGCTCCGGTGGATGAAAGCGCATACATCGTTGCGCGCTGACGAAGGGTACCTGTGGCTCGACGAAGAGAGAATCATCACGCCGACCGAAGAGAGCGTCTTTCAGCTGCTCGGACTTGAATACGTCGAGCCGCGCGAAAGGGTAGGAGCCGAGGCCCTGAAACCATGGACACCGAAAGTCACAGCATAAGGGTGAAGGAATTTTTCACCCTGAAAGGAATCACCTCATGAGCATCACGGGCGATGAACTGAGAGGGATTACGGACGCGGAATTGAGGGAAATCTTTCGCAAGATAGCCGCGAACGAAAGACCGCACGGAGGCTTCTTAAGAGAATTTGCGACAGCGTTGCAGAAGGCCGATGACGACAACTTTCTTCTCCTGAAACCTTCGGCGCTGGCCTTCGCCATTAAATACAACCTCTGGGATTACCGGTTTGATGCGGACGCCATCAAGGAATTTCCTCCATCGCAATGATGAACGACAGCCCTGAGTTGCTGCACGTGCGCGTCGTCATACTGAAGAAGCTTTCGATGTACGCGCTCGTCGAGCTGACTACGACAACAGAAGGCAGAGCGAGAGTCATGCGCTTCGACCCCCGGCAGATGCCGCCCGTATCAATCGGCCCCTTAGAGGAATTGCCAAAGGTCATCGAGGCGTTCGTGGTCGCGATCATGAGGAGCAAGCGAAACGGATGGCGGGTGGTCTACGACGGCCAGCCCTTACTGGATAGCTCGGATAGGTGAATCCTCCACACCTTGAAAGCGGCGTGGCTTCTGAGTGTATGGAAAAGGTTGTGAGCGATAAGCGTTGTACAAAATGTGGCGAGGTAAAGCCGCTCACGTCTTTTGGTATGGCTAAGAGCAAACGCACGGGCAAGCAAACATACCCAAAGCCTTGGTGCAAATCCTGTCACGTAGCGTACACCAGAGAATGGCAACGGAAGAATACTGAGAGAATGCGCGAGTATCAGAGACGCTTCCGGCAGACCGAGGCAGGAAAAGCCTCTAACCGAGCGAGCAACAAACGATTCAGAGAGAAAGAGGGAAGCGCTGAAAAAATCAGGAAGAACAGAAAGCGTTGGGAGCAAACGGAGAGAGGTCAGGCATCGTTGCGCCGGTCGAAGCAGAAATGGCGGGACAAGAATCCTGACCGCATATTTGAATGGCTGGCCAGGAATGCCATATTCGCAGGCACGGTCTCTCTGGACGCGCCCTATGGCAGTTATGGCACTTTGCTTGACTGTGTTGCCGACGACAACGCTGTAAACCCGCTCGACGCGCTCGTCGAAAGGGAGGCGCTTGCGGAAATCACTAAGCGGTTAATTCGAGAGAAAGGTTTTAGCGTGGATTTGGCTATTACGATAGTTGAGGAGCACATATAAGCGAGGTTCTGATGACACGCAAGCATCTCAAAGTCTGGCGCGCCTTCTGCGAATGGCTCAACGAGCAGAAGTGGAAGTCAGCCTACGCCTCCGAAGTGCCGAGTCAGTGGCGGCACCTGGTGTATATCGGAGGCAATCCGACCGGCAGAGCCGCGCACGATCTACGCGTCAAAGCGAAGCTCATCTTCTATAACCCGGGCTGGGGCTGGAGGCTTAGGAAGAACTGGCGCGAGCGCCTTGAAGAATTAGAGCAGGGCACTCCTGCCATATCAGAGCAGGGGTGAAAACTTTTCTTCACCGGTGAAGAGCTAATCCATGCAGGAACTGACTCAGAAAGTTTCACTCGCAGCGCGCCTCATCGATGAGTGCGAAGAGGAGCTGCGCCTGGCGCGCCGCCGCGTCTCAGACCTGGCGCACGCCAATTACCCCAAGCTCAAAGAGGAAGACTTCCAGGCGTTCCTTAAAGAGCCGTATGTCCTCATCCCGAAGCGCGGCCACGAGTGGTACTGCGCCGTGCCGCGCTGGGTGGACTTCGCCGTCGGATGGCTGGAGAGAGCAACCCCTAGCTACAACCTCTTCCTCATTAACCGCTACACGCTCTGGCTCGGCGAAGTGCCCGAAGCCCTGCGCGAGGCCACGGGGCTTGAGAAGCCTCCGGGCGAGCTATCGGTCGTCGATGGGAAGCTCATCTTCAACAAGGCTGATAAGCCCGCGGCAGAGCACTACAAGCAATACATCACACGCTTTGCGGGTGACACAGGGATAATTACCCGCGGGAAAGAGTTTCAACTCCTGGCTCAGCTCATCCAGGACGGCTACCTGCCCTTTGTCCCGCGCCCGGTGGCCGCCGCAGACTTGCGCGACCCGCAAGTCAATTTCAACTTCGAGGGCAAGTATCAATTCCAGCGCGAAGCCTACGACTACTTTCTACAGACGGGCGCCGTCGGCGTCTACTGGATGACGTCTGCTGGGAAATCCTTCCTGGCCATGGCCGCGCTCGATTCCATCAAGGGAAGGAAGCTGATAGTGGTGCCGACGCGCACGCTCATCGACCAGTGGGTTAGCTATCTGAAAGATAAAGCGCCGCGTCTTTATCAGGAGTACAACTCCTATTACAGCAAGCAGGTTTATATAGTCACCTACTCTTCGTACGAGAAGGTGAAAAAGGAAGAGTGGGCGTTTGTGCTCTTCGACGAGTGCCACCGCCTGCCCGCTAACAGCTTCTCGAAGCTCGCGACACTCAAGACCAAATATCGCATGGGGCTCTCGGCCTCGCCCTATCGCGAGGACGGTCGCACCAACTTCATCATCGCGCTCACCGGTTATCCAATCGGCCAGGACTGGAAATCGCTGATAGCGATCTTAGGCAAAGACTTTCACACCGTGGACGTGTGGGTCGTGCCTACAGCTGCGTCGAAGCTCGCCAAAGTGGTTGAGCTTTATCGCTCGGGCGTGAAGACCCTCATCTTCGCCGACTCGATTGAGTTCGGCGCGCAGATAGCCAAACGCTTAGGCGTGCCCCACGTTCACGGTGGCACTTCAAAGCGCATGGAGATAGCGCGCACGAGTAAGGCTTTCGTCGCCTCGCGCGTGATGGACGAGGGCATCTCAATCTCCGACCTGGAGCACATCATCGAAGCGGATTTTCTTTATGGCTCCAGGCGTCAGGAGGTGCAGCGCACAGGCAGGCTTCTACATTCGGAGGCCGGAGCAGCTCATCACGACATCATCATGACGCGTGATGAATTCGAGCAATACGGCAAGCGCCTGCACGGGCTAGTCGAGAAGGGGTTCAAGATAAACGTTCATCATTGAAGGAGTAGATGATGGCTGAGCTATTGCGCAACTGGAAAGACTCTGAAGTGAGTTGGTCTGAAGTAAGCGAAGGGCATTGGCGAGCATATTTCAATTACATTGAGATTGGCGGCTACAGCCTGAGAACCGAACCCATATACGCCTACTTCGGCAACACCAAATTCATCACAGAGTTTAAGACGGAGGGAGAGGCGAAGACTGCCATCGAGCAGAAGTTTTACGAGTGGCTGCGCATTGCGTCCGGTGCCTTGGCAGATCAGCTGGTAGAGGCGAGAGAAGAAAGCCCTATAACGGTCGTCTGCCATAATTGTCAGGAGCCTGGAAAGGCACACTGGAATGCCTGCGCGCAGTGTGGTCACTCAATGAAGGGGCCGGCGGAAGAGTGTCGCAGGTGTAAGGCGGAAGCTGTCAGGGAGCAGGCGGCGCTTAACTGATGCCGAGTGTATTTACATCACCGAAGATGCCAGGCGTCTGAATTACGCCGTAGAGGCCGGGAGTGTTTGAGTCACCGTTCATCATATTTGGAGTCTAGCACAAACAATATGACGTGCCTGAACTGCGAGGAATTGATCAATCCTTTCGTCGATGAAATCGTGCCGATAAATGAGGGGCGCGACTGGATGCACCGCGAATGTTTACTCCGGGGCGTTATCGGGTCAGAAGACTGCATCAGGCGCGGGCCGCACGCGGTCGGTACTTGTAAGCCGGATGATACACGACTGACAAAACGAGAGGCGGCACGAGCGGCCGTGCGTGCCTGGGAAGAGAAGGAGCTGCTGAAGCAAGCGCTGACTCAGCACGTGAAGGCCGCAGGGTGAAGAGAATGGATATAAAACAATTTGACAGGGCTTACGGAAGCGGTGGCCGCGAAATAGCAGTCAACGAGCTGCGCGAGAAGCTGGAAGACCCGCACCTGGAAGCGGTGGCCATGCTCATAGAGCCGCTGCGCCCGGGCGTACGCATCTTCTCCGCGACGGTAGAGTGGGAGCTGTACACGCCGCATACTTCCGCCAACTCCCTGTTTCAAGTCATTCACATGTTTTGGGAGGGCTTTGTATTCAGTGTCGCCGTCTACCAGAAGGATGACAGGCCGGAGATAAACAAGATAGCCCGTCGTTTCGGTCTGCACCTGCGCAACGGCTACCCTCAACTAATCCCGTTCCTCGGTCAGTGGGCGCTAGCTTCAGGCCGCAGGCCACTGGACATGAAGGCCAAATTGTTTCCCGTCAGACATCCTGGACTATACACGCTTGAGTTTGTCGAGTCGGCACAGCCGAAAATCTTTCCCTCGAAAGATTTCAACAGGCTGCTGCGCAAAGAGAATGAGCATCTCCGAGAGTTGTACACGCGTCACGGCGTAGCTGAAGCGGTGATGAATGAGTTTGTCGGAGCCTTTGAGACAGAGACTTAACGGGGAGAAGAATCACGCATTATAAGGGGGAGCCTAGCACGTGGAAGAGCCAGCAGAGAAGGATAAGAAAATACCCGGCTGGGTTTGTGATGATTGTGGCGCGCAGGGGCGGCTCGAAGTCAAAGCAGGTGAGTCATGGGCCTCTCTCATAGATAAGACCCTGGACGCGCACGAGGCTGCTTCGCCGGACTGCGAAGCCCCCTTGTATGAGTTGTGCGGTCTCAATGATGAGAAGAAAAGAGCTTTCATCTCGGCACAGCTTTTAGCCCAAGGTCTCTGTAATTGTTTTAGCTGGAAGTATCTTGATCCGAAAAGGCACCGGGAAGATTGCTGCTACCGCACCACAGTCGAGAAAGGCTTAAGTGAGCAGAAGTCCATGAGCACGATTTGATAAGTGATAAATAATGTTTGGCTCTATCTATTATTCATACCGAGATAAGAACGGCTGTGAAATCAGAGAGGGCGATCTGATTCGTGGCTCGACCGGCTCAACTTGGATTGTGCTGCGCCAGGGCCTCAATCTCTACGCGAAGTTGGTCTGCCGTCATAACCCGAAAGCCATGGAGACCTGGTGGCTATTTCAGATTCAATGCGTACGTGTAGAGCGCGTCGGCTCACTGCTCGAACGCATTACGCAGGATTAGTTTTACCCGTCGGCTCGTCGCGGGTGATTGATCGAAAGAGACGGGCGCTTTACCTAATCTACAAATCGAGAGGAGAAAGCCCGCGCGGCCATTACGAGGCTGGCCACCTTCCTTCTAACAGAAAATCACCTTGCTTAAGAAGGGATGCCCGGGCTAGATAATTCCGGTCCGGGCATTTCCTCTCAATTTGGGAGGAAGGGAAAAGTTGTCGCCATTAATGGCAGCTTATCCCCTCTATATAGTTGGAGTCTGATAATGTCGATTATGGTTTAGACCTCACGCAATACTTAAAGGTTCAGTCAGGCGCTAAGCCCTGGGGAGAGGTCTGGGGCGAATTCCTTTACGTAGTCTGCATAATTATCCATCCATAACGCATACCGCGGGTCGCGAATCGCATTATGCATCTGTCTCACTCACTGTATATGATGGAGCCTATGGCTGAAGATGAACTGGATATTTTGAACTACAGACGTGTGTGGCTTCAGAAGTGTCCATACTGCGGTGGAAGCGACATCTGTTCGACGGCAGCGCCCTCCAGGATGATGGAGAAAGTCTACGAAGGTAAAAAAGAGATGGTGCGCCAGCAGGCCGAGTGTGAGAATTGCGGGCGCTCCTGGCATGACGTCTTTACGCTTACGCACATCGAAGAGTTGGCAGAGGGTGACGAGTAAGACGGCCACTTCCACATTTGATTTTTATTTGATTATTCAAATGACCTACAGCTCCATCCCTACTAACCGCTGGCTGTAATAGGAGGAAGCTTTATGAGCAGAGAGAGAGGTCCCTATACAGATGTTTGCGGCTTTGAGCGTTGGCACGATATCAGCGGGGTCTATCGCAGGAGATTCACTGACGTACTGACGGCAGTTGTCAATTACCTTCCTGGCAGCGACGATAAAAACGGGGGCTGGGGTTACGTCCTCCTCTTGGAAGGTATGGTTGTCAGTGGAAGATATGACGAGGAGTGGACGGCACGAGACGCGATGGTTGCTGCGGTAGCGAAAGTCGAAATGTCTCACAATCCTTGATGAACTTTACGCGAAGCGCGTCACGCGAGCCGCATCACGCGAATCGCACACACGACCCCTCCCCAGGCATGTCCCATGAATTGATAAAAGGCTAGTGCGTTGACCTCTAATATTATCGGACTCCGCGCCTGCCTTACCTTGATATGCCGAAATCACGATCATGGCCATCGCGCTCGATGCCGCGGTCCTGAGTTCGCTGATGCTCATGTCGTGAGAGCCTGTCTTCACGCGTCTGCGAGGCTATAGATCTATCGCGTTCCAGGCTTCGTTGTTTGAGGTACCCTGTCATCGAGTCCTCGTGGTCGACCAGAGCGGCTGCGCGCGCGTGAGCGTGGCCACAGCGGTCTGCCAGCCAGCCTACAGCCTCCTCTTTGCTCACCTCCCTGCCCTCAGTCTTCATGACCTGCTGGACGAGACTGACGGCAGTGCGCGCCATCAGATGCCCCTGCCTGTCGAAGGCTCCGCCGGGCGTGATGGTCACCAGGAGATTCTTATCCGGCTTAACGAAATCGATTGTCCCGCGATTGGCTCCGGCCAATCCTTTGTAGCCCATCATTTTCATCACTGTGGCGTGGTCTACGTCCTGCACGCGCTCCTCGGCTCGATCGGCTCGCTCCTGTAAGTTCTGTTTCTGCTCTCTCAGCAGCTCGTTCTTATACCTCTCCTCAGCCACAAGGAGTTGCTGCTTTGAGATCTCCTGTCGCGCATCGGCCAGCCTCTTTTTCGTCTCATTCAGTTTGTTCCGGGTGTCTCTGGCCAGCATCGCCTGGTGGAGCTGCGTCCTGATCGGCTCCTGTATCTGCTCTATCAGCGCCTTGGCAAACTCCTCCTTGAATACCTGGGCAGCATCCTTCGAGAGGCACATCCTGGGAGGCTGCGGCAGCCTGTCGTAATTGACCCTGATATGGGGGTCGCGCTCTATGGCCCGGTAGAACTCCTTGACAGTGGTGTGACGAGCGCGGCTTCCCTGCTCTCCGCGCTCCAGGCCAAGCTCTTTGACCTGTTCGGCCCAGCGGTCCTGCCACATCGAGAACTTCCCGCGTGTGCCGAAGTAGTGTTTACAATTCAGCTTCCCCTTCGGGTCGATAGGTACCGTGTGGGCGTGAATATGCGGCGTGCGCTCGTCCATGTGAAGAATCGCTTTGACGCAGATGCCTCCGTTCTCTCTCTTCAGGAGGAACTCGCGCGCTGCTGCCGAAAACTGGTCTACTTTTTTGTGGTCGATTTCATCGTTGTCGTCGCGCCACCACTCGGGCGAGGCCGTGAGCAGCACCTCTATCGCTTCAACGGAATCGCTCCTGGGCTTCCCGCCGTGCTCTGCTATGACCTCTCTGACCATCTCAGGCGTGGGCCTGTCAGAGCCGAGAATAATCCGATTGTCTTTCTCTCGCGAGGGGTCGGCGTTCGGCGTTTCTCTCTGCCTGCCGTTGTGGAGGCTCGACGAACCAACGCTCCCGCCCTTCTGCTTTGCCATGCGAGCTATCGCGAATGTCATGCTCTTTTCCTTCAACTCCTGAAGAACTAGGTATAGTGGGTACACCTTTATTCCTTCCGTACCCTCTATTTCATTCGCAATCACTGAACCATTGATTTTGTACGGGAGCCGATTTAACCAGCGCCGGCCAGGGGAGGAAGACAGGTGATTCGAATTTGGAGTGATAAATCATGGCAGGGCAGCAAAGTTGCAAAGAGGAAAACGGATGCCGACAGATGCAGGGATATCAGAATTAACCGGTGAAAATATAGACAGATGAGCAAAGAAAAAAAAGTAGTCCAGTATCTATGTCCCTGCGCTCGAATACAGGGGGTAAAAATGTAGGTTATAAAATTACCGAATAAGTAGGCTACAAATTTATTGTGGAAGGGTAAGTGACAAAAGTTGGAAGGTAGATTGAACAAAATTTCGTCATATCTGGATGATGAGGAGTTGCATAAATTCAGGCAGATGGTGAAGGCGCGCGGCATCACCGAATCTATGTTCATCCGGGAGATGTTAGGCTTCGATGTCAGACAGCGCGGTGCGCCGAAGGGGCACCGCCGGAAGAAGAAAGCGCATTCACCCAAGCCCGTGAAGTCGAAGCGGTCTGCGAGGATAGATGAGCAGCGCCCGGTCACTCGGCACAGCGGAGAGTCTCAACTATCCTTTCTGGATTGATTCATCGATTTCTGGCCGCTGTAGACGTTGTCATTTGGCAGGGCTACTTCCCTACTCGAAATCTAACCCGGTAGTGTGATAGAGAGTGAGCTGTGAGTGGCAACAGAAGAGCCGCCACCGCCTTTCAAATTGAAAGGCGAAATTTCCATGCATGGAGGGAATTATGTCAGAGACGCTGTCAAAGAAGGCTCCCGTAGCAGAAGGCGCTGGCGCCGCCCAGGCTACAGGCGCTGCGCCTGAGATGAAGAAGGTAAAGCTCGAAACGGATCACACCCACGAGGGTGTGCCCCATAAAGCCGGAGACGAAATTGAAGTGAACGAAGCTGATGAAAAATGGCTTCGCCAGGCAAAGATAATTAAATAGCCGGAGCCGTCTCCCAAAAATGAGGAAGCGGCAACACGGATAGTCATACGTGTTCCCGCTTCGTGCTTGAAAACGCTTGCTTATGTTAGGGGGATTCTTTAATCTGGAAAGCGCTTCGCAGCCTCCGCGTCCTCGCGCCGCTCAACTCGGGCAGCCTTCACGACGCTTGAAAACCCAGGAAAGGTGATTCCCCCGTGAACTCTCGCAAACTCTTTCTACTCGCCGCAGTAGCCATCTATTTAATTTCATCTGCTTTGCCTTGCGCCGCCCAGCGCAGACGCACCATGCCGCGCCCTCAAGTCGTGACTCCCGTGCTACAGTCCGTCTGCCGTCCCGGACAGACCGTAGACGAGAAGCTTCTTTTTTCTCAAACCGTAGGCTCCCTGGATGTACAGCCCGGACAGGTCAGAAATCTCTACTACTTCGGCCAGTCGGTCGCGCGCAGCACACAACCTCTTAATGATGGCGACATCATTGAAGTCACCATGCACGCCGGTGAGTGGATGGATTTTGAGCTTGTCAACGCTGACACACCCCTGACGCGCGGGCCTCAGTCGGGTGAGTTGTTCGAGTTCTTCCGCGCCAATGCCTTCCAGCCGTTCAGGCTGATGGCGAAGGGACAATCAATCCTCAGCTCCTACAGCCCGCGTGAGAATCCGGTCAGGCTTCGCTACACCATCCACCAGGGGCGCGTCCTCTTCAGCTACGTGCTGAGTGACGGTGCAATCGGCCAGGTCTATCAGTCAGAGCCGCATAGCTCCCCGCTACTCGTCCAGGTGCGTCTTGCTGGCGACGGTCAGTTTACAGACGGCTTAATCAAGAGGCCGTGTCAGCAAACAGCCGCCACCCTTCATGCGCCCGTTCAGCAGCAGCCCGTCACGAGCCGTCCACAGCTTCAGCGGAAACTGAGTTGGTTGGACTCGCTGTTTGCGTGGTAGACGATGGCGGGAGCTTCGATTCAATCAGCGCCCGCGTCTCGTCGTCCGCGTCCAGAAACCTTTCGCCGTAGGTCGCGATGTTAGGAAGCTCCGCAAGTAGATAACCTTTGCGCATCAATGCAATCTGCTCATTGATGTGCTGAATTAAGAATTCTTCGTCAGTTTGCGCGGAGAGTTCTTCGTCCGTCTGCTGCCGGACTTCCCTGCGGTGTTTGCGTATGCCCTCACGCTCTGTTCGACTCAGCTCCAACTTCAAATCGGTGATTGCCATCCCTCTTGATTCTCCTAACGTTTCTTTCAAACTAAAAAGCTAGTCCCGTCGTGTCGTAAGCGGTCTGCGCCACACGCACGTTTGAATAGACCGTGCCGGCATCCGAGACTTTCACGCGCGCCGCATACTTCGTCCCCTGCGATAGCCCGCCGAGCGCTGAGACGTTCGCTTTGGTAAAGCTGCTCGTGCCTGCCGCGAGCGTGGTGGAAGAGACGCCCGAAGACCAGAAAGCAGATGTGTTCGGATCACCCGTGCCTACTGCCTTGAACTCAAAGGTCACGGTGCCCACCGCAGAGTTGAGATTGACGGCGAACTGCAACTCGGTAATGAACTGCGCGGTGTCCCTCAGATTGGTGGGGTCGGCGGCGTTGGACGAGGGCGGGACGCTGACGATGATTGAGCGCGTCGGCTGCGTGTAGCGCGTGATAGCTCCATCGAGGACGGAGCCCGCCACCCAGTAGCGATAGCGAGTGCCGCGCACGGCCGTCGCGTCCGCGAAGAAGACGAGGGTGCGCCCGGCTCCCGCCGCGATTGCCTGCGTTGAGATGAGAGTCGCGACAGAGCCTTCTTCTTCACGGTAGAAGTAGACGGTCACGGTGCGTGCCGTCGAAGTGTAAATGTAAGTGATGACCGTCGGGTTGCCTGTGGCTGACGCTACCTTCGCCACGCAGTTATCAACCGAGAGGTCAGGTGATGGCGTCGGCGGCGGCGTGCGGAACCGCACGACGTTGGAATAGAAACTCTTCGCCGTGTCCTTCAGGCGGAACTCGTACTCGTCGCCTGAACTAAGCTTGCAGCTTGAGGTGATGAAGTGATACTCAAGCGGTATGGTCATGGTGCCGGGCGTGATGTCTCTCCAGGCCGTCTCTCCGACGCGCCGGTAGTGAACAGTTGAGGCGGGAGTCGTCCCGGCCTCTTCACCGGACTGGATGAAGAGGATGCCGCCCGAGTGAGAGACAGCAGCGCTCGTGCCTGCTACGGGCGGCATGCTGAGCGCGTTGACTGTCAGCTCCAGCGGAACGTCTATGCGCCTGGCCAACGTGGGCATGGTGTCATAGACGACGTTGCCCTGGATGAACTTCTCCTTTTCCGTCCAGCCCGCCTGATTGTATATACGCACAGCGTAGATGGCCTGAAACTCAGGGTGCGCGTAGCGCGCCGAGTGAGAGCCTATGCCGCAGATGCCGTCACCATTGAAGCTCACAGGCTCAAAGGTCGCAAGCTCATCACCGAACTGGTTGAGCGCCTTGACCTGCGCGAAGCGCGCCGAATCAGTGTTGCCGAACCCGTCATCCGAAGCGATGCCGGGATAGCGTAGTGAGATTTCAACCTTGACCGCATCCGAATCACCGCCCACGTACTGCCAGAATGAGACTTTGCCCGACGTGTACTTATGGAGCATTACTGCGGCGCGGTCGCGCCCGCGATAGACTCCTAGCGTCGTGACAGCATCTATAGCTCCGGCTTTCCACCTGTCAATCAAATTGCCCATGATGGAGAACCCGGTATTGATCTGGCCTGCCTTCTGGTTATCAAGCTGCCAGCCCTGCCCCATGGCACCGCCAGCAATCATTCGCAGGCTCTTGAGCAGCACGCCCGAACTGTTGAAGGAAGTATCAGCGTAGAGCGCGCTGGTTGAAGCGCCCGCCACGCGACGCTGCTCCACGCCGTTGAGCCTGTAGACCCAATCCGCGCCCTCGCGCCCCACGTAGAAGACGGTTGAGGTTGTATATGTGCCTTTGTCTATGCCCGGAGCGCCCGACTCCGAAACGTAGGCGTGGCCGTCACCACCTACCACCCAGCCCCTTTGAATGCTGGTGTAATTCTGGTCTGCGTCCGTAGTCGAAAGACCGACTACAGCCCACTTGTTGGTCTGGCCTGCTTTGAAGGTGATGCCGCCTGAGTAGCTGGCAGGAATACTCTCATAACTGGAAAATCCGCTGTCACCCCACACGCCGTCCGTGCCGCCCGACTTGGTGAAATCATCATTTGCATCAAGCGCGACGTTTACTATGTACTGCGGGTGAATCTTCGAGCCTGAGAACGGAGCCAGCACGCCATTGACTGTGAGCTGACCGAGCGACGCGCCGCTCGCGTAGACCGAGCCGGCGACGGCAAGACCGCGCTTGGCCGTCGCTGTCTGAGTCCATGAGCCGAAGACCGCACCATTGCGAATAATGGAGAACGTCACGGTCGAGCCGGTGAGGTTGATAACCAATTTATCGCCGGTGACGAGCGCGCCCGGCCCGAAGCTCGTGCCTGCTCGTTGCGTCTGCGCGCCTGCGGTTGAAGTCCAGAAGTCGCCAGCGCCGCTAAAGACTATTGAGTGCTCGAAGTCTCCGCTCACACCGACATCACCGAGGGTGCCTGAAAACTTTATGGTAAAGCCGAACCCTCTGTAGGAACCTACTCCGCCAGTGCCGTCATAGATGGTGGATAGTTCACAGTCACCATAAAAGACTTGCCGGCTGAGCCATGCATAACAGGTACCCCACGCGGTTCCGGCTACAGTCTTCGTGATGCTCTGCGTCAGAGTGTTGAGAGTTCCGCCGACGAGTGTTGTGCTATCCCATAATCCGGCCTCTGTCTGCGGCGTGGTCGAGCCGTGCGAGACGAAGGAAGCGCTCTCAAGCGGCCCGCCCATCGTGATGTGATTAAAGGTGCCGTCTGCGGCCACAATACTCTGCGCGTAGACGGAGAGGATGTTCGCCTTGGAAATCTTCGCCACGCCGATGATGGCTTCTAAGGTGGAGAGATATGGGATAAACGTATCTGCGCCGAAGCTCTGATTGGCGTCGAGCACCAGCCCGTTATAGAACTTCCACTTGCCGTCAGGTCTGCGCCACACTATCCACCTGTCGTAGGTCGTTGCATCGTGAGCGGGCGGCGTGTAGGAGCTCATGTCGGTGACGACGATTGAGGCCGCTGCCGATGAGCCCTTCGTATGACGCGCAATTACGATCTGGTTTATGTTCGGGGTGCGGCTGTCGGCGTTGATGGTCATCTGCCCTGTAGGCGAGAACCCGGCGGGCAGCGGCCCCACGGTGAAAGCTGCGCTCCAGGAGACGACTCCGCCTGAAGAGACGTTGATGGTGCCGCCCCCCGTCATGATAGGCCCTGCTTCGGCAGCGAGCTTGGAGAGCGCCGAAGTCGGGTCAATGGCTATGTCCTGGAAGCGCGCGAAAGTGTGTGAGCCTGTCGTAGACCAGTTGCGGTCATTCAATGTTGAAGTAAACGCATCCTCATAGCAGACCCGGTACTCAATCGATTGGCCGGCAGTGAAGTCTAAAACAATCTCTTCCTTGACGCCCGGATAGCGAATCTGGTGGTCTGTGTTGGAGGCAGTCGTTGCGGGGAAAGAGCCGCCGACGGCGCGAGTCTGAATCACCGTGTACTTAACGCGACCGGGCGCTGCCGGTGGCGAGACGTGCAGCACCACGAAGACCTCATTCTGCCTGACAGCATCCTTCGTAACTGTAGGTGCGCCCGGTGCCGCAATCGTGATGGTCTGAGGCACCCACGCGCTGGTCTTTCCAGACTTGTGAATGGTGCGCGCGTAGCGGGTAATCGTGCGCGAAGAGAATGAGCCCAGCAGCTCGTCGAACGCGCCCTTGGCGGTGGTCAGAATCCCAGTGCCGTCGTTGGCCGTCGCGTACTGATATTGATAGTTGCCCGAGACCGTCAACCGATGGTTGACGTACATGCCATCAACAAACGCGATGACGTAAGAGACCGGAGTGGCCGGGTCAGGAACGGTGTATGTGACGGTGCGCGTCGTCGAGGCGAAGAGGCCTCCGTTGAGCGCGTTGACGGAATAATGATAGACAGTGCGCCCGGAGGTGATCGGAGCTTTGTAGGTAGTGGCGCCGCCCTGCACCGCATCAACGAGCGTGCTCTGGCTTGTGTCGTCATCGGTGATAAGAAAGAAGGCAGCACCAGTGGTCGCGGGGATTGAAAGCGTGATTGATTCGCCGTCTTCACTCGGCGTAATGACGCCGGGTTGGGAAGCGGCTGTGACAGTGACCGCGTTAGAAACAGTCGCGGAGAATTTACCTTGAGCGTCCACGGAGCGCAGGTAGTAGGTCTGCGTGCCCGTGGCGAGCGCTGCGAATGAGCAGCGGTTGTTCGTGCCCTCGTAGACGAGCTGAGTAAAGAGAGAATCCCTCGCCACCTGGTAGCGCACGTTTGTGGCCAGCGCCTTCGTCCAGACGCCCTCAATCGTCGAGCCGTTCCAGGTGAACTGCGGGATGCCAGGTAGTAGTTGCGCCGCCCACGTGGGGTCTGAGTAGTCGCCGTTGGCCGCAATCGTGATTTCTTCTGTGACCGATTCGTCAAGCGTGCGGCCGGTGTCCGAGTAGGTCAGGACGCGCACTGTGTAATCGCCCATGACGGGCGCCGGAATGTAAAGCTGCCCGTAGAAGAAGCCTCCCACAGGGTCATATGCCGGGTAGACGCTGCCCACGAGCGACTCACTGGCACCGGAGCGCGTAACGAAGACCTGCGCGTACTGGCGCTGCGTGTCAGGCGGGAAATAATTGAAGCGGAACGTGGTGAAGATGTTTGCAATGCGGGAGTACATCGCGTCACTAGACCACTTCTGTTCGAGCACGAGGTCTGTGACCGGCGGCGGCGCGTTGGCCTCGATAGCGTAGGACACTTCCGGGGCGTTAGATACTGCCAGGCCCCCGATCGATACGCCCTTGAATTTTCTCGTCAGCCCTATCTCTTCGACTTCCGCGTTGCGGCGCTTGAGCGCGCCGTTCATCAACACGACTTTCGATCCGATGGGTTTCTCCGTCCCGTCTGATGCGAAACGTGTGCGCAGGAAGCCGGAGACGTCGTAGGCGGCCGTGTAAGGGAACGGTGGATTAGCGACGGGAGTTGCAGTTGTAAACTGCGTGAGTTCCCCGCCGACATAAAGCAGGTTCAGATTCGGGTTAGCGTCGAGCTCGCTTTCGGTGTGAGAGACGAGCGCGCCCGAATAAAGGTAGACGCGCACAGAAGAGGTTGAATCGAAGGAGCCACCCGGGTCAGCGGCCAGCACGGTGTTCGTCAGCCCCATGGTCGCGGGCTGCGTGATCGTCGTCAGCTCGTAATAGTCCGTCCCCGAGAGCTGTCTCTGGTAAACCACGCAGCCGCGCCAGGTTCCATTGCCTCTGCCGCACGCGGCCAGCCAGTAGCCTACGCCACGGTCTTCAGAGCGCATCGCCGGAGTGTCGAAGATGAACAGTTCGGTGTTGGCCGGCAATTCCACGCGCGGGCGCTCAATGCCCGTCCCCATGCGTCCCAGTTGATTCTGGTTATAGAGGGAAGCCTTTTCCGGCACGGCCTTGCAACGGATGAGGCCGAACATGTCCGTCTGCATCGAGGTGATGCGAACGGTGTGCGTGGCGTCCACATCCTGTAAGGTGACGACCGCAGCGGGCGCCAGGTATGCGTACTCTATGCCTAAGGCGAATTCCAGCGCCTCGCGCTCCAGATGGCGCGAGAAGAGCCAACGCAGTCCGACCTGGTGAGCCGTCTCTGCATCAGCCACGATGGGGAAGTTGAGACTTGCAGGGTCGCGGCTATCACCCTCCTGCCTGGTTACTGGCTCACTGTTCTGGTGATAATCGAGCGTCTGATCGAGGAAGCCGACGTTCACTGACTCGGGCAAATCCATCACGTCGCGGCGCGTAATCTTGATGGAGCCCGCGGGCGACTGTGAGCCGTACTTGTACGGAGTGATTTTGTGCGCCGGAATGGTGACGTATGAAGCTGCCCCGCGCGGGACGGCGACGATCTTGCCGTCCAGGTCAATGACATCGAAGGCAAAGAAGTCCGCCAGGGCCTGAATAATCTCCTGAAGCTGGATGCGCTGGCTGATGACGAGGCCGGGTACATAAATGCCTTCGAGCGCCGAGACGTCCAGCTTCTCTTCCGGGTGCTTGGCCAGGCCATACAGCTTGATCATGATCTGTGCGAGGTCTGTAGTCCCCTCGTCCACTTCGACCGTCCACTGGCGCATCTGCCCGCCCGGCAGCTCGTAATCCCCTACCGACATAAAGCAGAGGTGCCGGTAAGCGGGCGTGGCCTCTGCGCCGTCGAACTGCACCATCAGCGGGTCTTGCGGTTGCGTCGCGGTGCCGTTGTAGAAATTGAACTGCCCGCGCGCCCCCGAGGCCGAGACTCCCGTCATCACGCCGTCCGCGTCAGGCCCCGTATAGTGGTTGTAGAAAGGGAGCGGGTTGTTCTGGTCTGCGGGGAAGCTGGCACCCTCATCAATCAGCCCCGTACGGTACGGCTGCCAGGGCTCGCGCGGCGGCAAGCCCGGCTCCGGCGGGTCATGCGGCCCAGGCTCCTGAGGCGGAATGATCGGCCCAATGTAGTTATCACTGACCTGGATGGCGTCTATCTGAGCGCTCTGGCCGGAGGTGCCCGCCCAAGCGAGCTTGACTGTGTTTGTTAGCGCGGTAAGCTCTATGGGAATCTGGATGGCTTCATAAAGTTCAGCCCCGCCGGTCGCAGTCAATGCGAGAGCCTGTAACAACACGTCGTTAACATAGACGTTGACGGTCAGCCCTGTGCCTGACGAGTAGACGATTGAAAGAGTGCCGTCCGCAGTCTGCTGGGTGATGCGGTTGAACTTGACGGATTCGCCGGCGGCATCAAGCAGTACTGCTCTGCCGCCGGAGGCTTCCGTGTTGTTAACGCGCGTAGCTCCGACGAGCGTATTCTCGCTCGCCTCCGCTTCGTAGAAGCTATAGAAGGAGTGCGCGCCCTCGCGGTTGATGATGAGGTCAGGCCCGTCCCAGACCTTCGTGATGCCGTTACTAATTGGCCCTTCGCAAAACGCAATCGCCAGGTTGGTGGTGTATGAATAGTGGCGCTCGGGCTGGCTGCTGGTACCTCCGCCACCGCCGCCCTTACCTGAAGACTGGCCGGGCGTGGTGGAGATGTGCTCCTGCACCTCTGTCGACCAGAAGATGTTTCCCGCCAAGCGAGCCTTGCCGAAGACGCGCGGGCGCGAGCCGTTCAGCTCACTCGTCTGCAGGCGCACGTCGTCTACGCGCCCGCGGTCTACGGGCTGGATCTTCGGCTTCGGCGTAAGTGCGTATTGAACGACCGCTGCGCCGACGGCGATTGCGGCCATAACTGCGAGCTGTGCCATATCAGGTGACGGTTATCAGGTGTCGTGTGACGGGTGATGAGTTACAAGTGACAGGTGACAAGTACTCAGGCGAGTTCCTGCCCGGTTCGGAGGGTTAAAGTGCGAAGTGCGGAAACCTGTAGCAGGCTTTAATGTGCGGGATCCAGCGCGCAATCGGCTCGTCTACGACGCGCTTGATTGAGCGCCTGTTGTTGAAGGCATGGATGATCATCTCTTCATAGCGCCCGCACGCCGCTACCCCGAGATGACGGGCTACTTCGTCCTGCGGGAATTTGATCAAACAGACATCTGCTTCCTGCCTTTCGCTTAAGGGGATTTCCACCAGGTTAGCTTCCAGCCCTTCACGGAGTTCTACGCCTGGGCAGTCCAGCGGGTAATCCGTGCGGTCTCGTAAGACCTTGTATCCCATGCGGCGCGCCAGCCAGACCAGCAGCCCCAGGCAATCGACTCCGGAGACAAAGGGGTCGCGCCCTTGATGCACCCAGGGGCGCCCGACGATTGTGCGCAGCAAGGCCACGGCCTCGGCGCGCGTCAGGCTCGAATCATCAAAATTCTGGTCGATGGTGATGAGCGGTGAATTCGTCATAACGAAACTTATCTTCCTCACGACGCGCGCTTGATTCTGAGCGCCTTCTCCATGGGGACGTAGGGCGTGGCCCGGACGATGTTGATGATGTTGGCGTAGACGCTGATGCACATCCCGTGTGAGAAGTCGCACCCTCTGCGCATGGTGTAAGGAGTGCCTTCGGGGATGATGGCGAACAAGGGGAGCTGCAGCACGGCCTTGTGGGTGGCCGAATCCCACTCGGCTATTTCGATGGTCGTGTTTATAGTCCCGCCGAAAGTGACGCGGCCGCCGGCGAAATACTTGTCGGGCTCGCCAACCGTCGGGGCGAAGAAATATTCGTTCGTGGAGCCTGCGCCCACAGTGCCCGTGAAGGTAATCTGGCCGCCGTCGCCAGCCGCGGGCGCGTCCAGATCCACCGTGCAGTCCGGGTCGCCCAGGAATTTGGCCTGGCAGCGTTTGGTGTAGAGGTAGCCTATCCTGGTCTGGCCGACGTGCGTCAGCGGTCGCCCCTCCGCGCGGAACCGTCTCCCTTCCCGCGTGATCTCTCCTATCTTTCCTGAGAACTGAATCAGCTCGCCCATGGTAGGCTGCTTAAAGTTCAACAGGAACATCTCGAAATCGGCGGAGTCCCAGTCCCCGCGCGCAATCGAGGCGGGCGTAATGGCATCATCGTCAAAGCCTGCTTCCACCTCCAGGCCACCAGAGGCCTGACCCGTCTCCTGGTCTACGGCAGTGGGGATAATGCCGTTGGTAGATTTGAAGACCACGCCCGGGTGGCCACAAAGCACGAGGTCTCGCGTGTGAGAGGTTGCACCCAGCACGGGCGCGGGACTGCCTGCAGCCGGAGTCAGTTTCCAGCAGACGGCCAGGTTGAGGTGACGCCCCGCCAGATAGTTCTTCAGGCTATCGACCGTGTAAGGCGAAACGTAATTGCGCGGTGTTCTGACGGCTTGAGTCATAATGGTGAAATGGAGGGATTGAAAAAAGATTGATTAATCAATCCCGCGATGCTTAGGCGAGCTTGTACAGCTTTCCTGTACAGGTTATTCGTTGAAGACCTCAATCATGGGCACTTCCGGGATGGGGCCGAAGCCCCCTTCCTCGGTCGTGCGCAGGTAGTTATAAAAGACCTGGTCTGCGGGCAGCTCATCCACGTCGAAGCGCACGCAGACGTAGTGCTGGCCTTTCCACTCCAGGACGGCGCCGTTCGTCTGGGCGATGAGAAAAGTTACTTCTCCCGTCAGGTAGTCAATCGTGTAATGAACGCCTTCCGTCTTGAGGACGCCGCCGACCCAAATCTGAATCGTCCCCGGCTTCGGCTTATTTATAATGCGGTTGTCGTTGTTCGCACCGTTGGTGTAGGTCTTCTCCAACTGGTAGACGCTAGTCCCCGTAGCATACTGGCCGAAGGTCGCGCGCGAGCCGTCATCCGATTGCTTACAGTCCAAAGGGTCATACACCAGGAAGCTGCGCCCCATGCCCTTACAGCCACGGAAGAAGCTTCTGAGACGCTGGATGTCAGGAATAGTGCGAACTCCGGGCACGGCGTTGAAGCGGGCGCGACCGTCATCCCACTTCGAGACGCGCGTCTCGTTGCCACTGCCGTCGGTGTAAATTTCCGTCAGGTACTTCACCGACGAAATTAAGTAATCGACCGCCAGCGGGAAAACTACATTGTCGAAAGAATCAGACATCTTCTCCTCTACCTTTAACTGACGCGCGAGACGCCGCGCTGCGTGGCGCGCGAGATGTCGCGCGAGACGGTTTGTTTACTCTTCTCCCACTCCTGCGGGTTGGTGACTCCCTGGATGTAAATGTTCTGAGGAATGTGAACGGTGGGGCCCTGTCCGGACTTGAGACTCCCGGCCTTAATGAGTCCGCCTTGCGCCATGGGGCGCGGGCTGACAGAGCGCAATATGTCGCGCCCCGAAGCCAGACCGCCGCGGGCAAACTCGGGGAAAATGCCTGTGGCCGTGATGAATTGAGAAAGTAGATTCCGGGTGCGGTTCTTGTAACGAGGGTCAGACGTTAACACCATCTCGTCATAGCCCGCTTCACCCGCGAGGATGAGTTGACCGCCGCTCCTGGCTGCGACGCCGCCGCCTGAAGCAAAGCCTCCGCCGAAGGCCGCAGCGCCGAACTCTTCGTCAGAGAGCGTACCGCCGATGAAGCTGCCGCCTGAGCTTCCGCCGCCGCCGGCGAAACCCAGCGCCGCCATCAGAATCTTCGTCACGATCAGGCGGATGATGAGTTGCAGGAGCGCGGTTAAAAACGAGCGCACGAAATCAAGCGCAGCGTCCTTGGCCGATTTGGCTCCCGTCGCGACGTCCGTGAAGAACTGTGTCAGCCCTGAGGCCAAAGCGTCTTCGGCGGTCGCCTGAAGCTGGTCGCCGAAAGAGGCCTCTTCCTGGGTGGACTGCTGGATGAGGCGCATCCTCCGCTCGATCTCGGCGGCGCGTTCCGGGTCTTTCTGCGCGCGCGCAATCTCTAGCTCGGCCTGCAATGCTTTCAAGAGCGCTTCCGCAGTCTGGCGGTGTAGCTGTAGGAGTTGCTGGCGCGAACGTATCTCCGACAACACACCCTGCTGCACGCGATCCTGGATGTTCGCTTCCTGGTTCTGTAACTGCTGCTCTAAGAGACGTGTTCGGCGCTCTGCCGCCTCTCGCTGCGCGTCCAGCGTCGGCTGGCCCAGATTCTTAGTCTCGCCCTTCAGCCGTTCGATCAGTTTTTGGAATTCCGGATTTAAGGAGAGGGTGGCAAGCTGCTGGAGGCGCGCGATGATGGCGTCCACTTCCCTCTTGTACTCGCGCTCTATCTCCAGGCGTTTAGTTGCCTGCTCTTCCTGGGAGAGACCTGAGAAGGCAATCTCGTCCGCGAGCGCCTGCTCCTTAAGCCCCCGTCGGCGCGCGGCGTCTTCCAGTTCGCGGTTAATCTGTGAGAGGTCTGCCGCAGCCTCTTTCTCGCTCTTCAAGGCTTCGAGAATGGCGAGCTGGCTACGGAGTTCGCGCAGGAGGTTCGAGGCGGTGGCCTGTGCAGCCGCGTCGCCGCTGGCCTTCGCCGTCTTCAGGTCGCTTTCGGCAGCCGCGATTTCGACGCGCAATTCCTTCAACTGCTCGCCAAGCTCTTCGTCGATGCCTATCTGGTCTGCCTTGCGCTGGCCGTCCTGCGTGTTGTCGGGGTTGATATTCTGCAGTTCCAGGAGCGCGGCGCGGTTGCGCCGGTACTGCTGCTCAATCTCTTTGAGGCGCTGTAACTCTTCGTTATCAACCTGTGCTTTGACATCCGCCTTCTGCAGTTTCAGTCTCGCCAGCTCTTCAGTCGCGCGCTTAATCTCGGCGTTCGTCTGGTCGCGCTCACGGTCTCCGTCTTTGCCCGCGGGGATTGAAGCCAGGCGGGTGCGCAGGCGTACCAAGTCTGCCTCGCGCAAGGTTATTTCGGCAGAGACGTCTGCCTCCAGAAGCGAACGCTTCTTAGAGAAGTAGGTGCGCACCGCCAGGAGCTTCTGGTCTAGGTTGCGCTGCAGCTCTTCGAGCGAGCGGCGATTACGGTCGCGCTCGTTCTCCAAATCCTGCCTGTCCTGCTCGCGCTGCTCGGCGTCGAGCGGCTCGAAACGTTCTTTCTTGCCCCCGCCCTTCTTACCACCGCTGCCCTTGAAATCCTTTCCGCCAGTTCCAATCCCCTCATCGCTCGCCTCCCCCTTCCAGGGGTTAAAGCTCTTCTTGATGGAGTCGGCCGTCTCTTTGCCGAAGCTCGGGTCACCGGGCTGGCCCAGTGTGGTGCTCGCTTCCCTGACATTGGTCGAGGCCACAGCCTTGTTATATGCGTCGGCGGCCCTTTTACCGGCGGCATAGAACCTCGCTATGATGTTAGGCGCGAGCAGCGAATTGGCTAGCTCAAGCGCCTTCTGCTGCACGCCCGGAATCCCGCCCGAGATGGCATCCTTACAACCCTGGATGAATCGCTCGAACAGCTCTGCGCCCGCCCGCAGCACGCTCGCTCCCGCATCGCGCAGTGCTTTCAGCAGACTTGTAATCAGGTCAACGATAATCGCGATGAGGAGCTTGTTGAGGTTGAAGAGGATCTTGATGACGGCGTCCGAGATGTTTGAGACCACGCGAGCCAGCGCCATAAACGCCCCTGTTAGATCCCCGTCCAGCAGGCGAGCGATAGCCTCCACGATGCCGCCCACGACGCGCAGCGCCGTCAGCAGTACTGCGCTGATGATGTTCCACGCGCTCGCGATGACCGTCTTAACGGTCTCGCCATGCCGCTGCCAAAAACCTTCGATGGCTGCCAGCCCTTTGCTGACGAGCGACTGCAGGACGGGCAGCACACGGGTGAAGGTGCCATGGATTTCATTGAGCGCTTCTAAGACGAATGCTTTAACTGCGGCGAAGACCTTCTGCGTCGTCTCCTGGATACCAAGGAAATTATTTCGCCAGGCGATAACGGCGGCGATCACGGCTCCGGAGATGATGGCAGCCAAGGCGGCGAGTAAAGGTATTGCAGCCCCGACAATGATGGCCACTTTCGCGCCGATGATAGCGACGGCCGCGATGATGGGCAGAAGGGCTGCTACAGCCAGCAGGATCGGGCCCAGGGCGACGGCTGCCACTCCCAGGGAGGCTACTATGACCTTCAGCGGCGTGGGCAGGCTCTTGAGGAAATCAATCACCATGCGCACGACTGGCAGGATGAGAGCCGACAACTGCTGCAGGATAGGAGTGAGAAACGGAAGGATGTACGCGCCCACTTCAGTCAGCGCGGCCTTCATCGTATTGAGGAAGATGGTGAACTGCGCTTTGAAGGTGGAGATCTGTTTCTGGAAAGCCGCGTCGGCTGCTCCCGTACTTGCGCCCCCCTGTTTGTTCTCCTCGTCTACCTTCTTTATGAAGTCGAGCTGTGAAAGAAGCTTTGTGACTCCGGCGCGCCCACGGATGTCGGGGAACAATTCGGCGATAGCCTTAGCCCGCCCTTCGGGTGACAGCTCATCAAGTTTTTTCTTTAAGTCTGTGAGAACGTCCAGAATGGGGCGGGCCTGCTTCGTTGCCTTGTCGAAGACCTCAACGCCTAATCCCTTCTCCAGTTTCTTCTGCGTCTCACTATTGCCGAGATGATTGAAGACGTTATTCAAATACGTCATGTTCTCGGCAGCACTGCCGCCTTCTTTGGTCACGCCGGCGATGAGTGCACCCAGCGTCCCGATGTTGACCCCGAGAAGCTTTGCGCCGGAGGTGAGTTCGCCCAGCCCTCCGGCCAATTCAGCGCCAGTGACCACGCCGCGGTTGACCGTGTTGAAGAACACGTCCATGACGTAATCCACCTGGTCAACCGACAGGTGATAGGCATTCAACACACCGATGGCGCTCGTGCCGAAGGTCTGCACGTCCGTGAGCGCCGCAGTCGCGCCGCGCCCCAGTTTCTCAGTCAGGACGAGCGCAGATTCCTGCGTGATGTCATCAATCGAAGAGAAGACGTCGTAGACTTCATCACCCAGTTTCGTTATTGACTGGGGGATGCGCGTCTGCATCTGGTTGAGGGAGGAGAAGAGCTTGGAGGTGTCGAGGTCTGGACGAATAGCAGAGATGTTCGCGACCTGCGTCTGCAGGTCGCTGGCCAGCTTCGTCGCTGCAACACCTGCCGCCAATACGGGAGCTGTCACGCTGGCCGTTAGAACCGTTCCGACGGTCTTCATCCCTTGAGCGACCCCGTTGAGAGTCGCACTCAGAGACTGGAGCTTCGAATCCAATTCACTGCTTCCGCCTGCGAACAGAGAAAGACCCCTGTTCGAGGAGGAGGCGCTCGCGCCAACCTTATCAATCGAACTAGAGGTCTTGTCTGCCTGGTTCTGAATTTTCTGGAGCTTGACGAGTTGATCGACAAGCTGCTTTATTTCACCCAGCCCGCGGACAATGGCTTCGATATCGATGGTGATCTTCTTTGCCATTTGCTAGGCGTCCGTGAGAATGATGAGCGTCTCATCGTCGGCTTGGGTTGCGGGGCGTGGGTTGCGGAGTTCCGTGACGGCTCTCCGGATGGATTTCTCGTCGGATTGCGCGCCGATGGCGACGGCTTCTATTAAGTCAGCCTTGCGCCGACACTCCCGCTTCATCGCGGCAGCGCCAAGGACGCGCACCTGCGACATGGTGAATCCGAGAATGGTGTCGAAGTGGTAGCCGCCGCCGACGAGCGCGTCTACGAGGTCTGGCCAGTCCCAGCCGCCTGCGTCATCTGGTTCGTCGCTGCTTTGAATCTCTCCGTCAGTGTCGCCAGATGCGGCATGACGTGATTGACGAAAAAATCCTGGTTCTCGCTGATGACGACCGCCAGTAGCTCAATGCCCTGGTCGAGCGGCAACTTATCGAACCACTCGCGCGACTTCCCGGCTGCGACCGCAAGGCACATCAAGACGTCTTCGCCTCCGAGCATGAACATCTCTTTGGCGTCGAACTGCCCGTCAGCGCTGACGAAGCGCAAGAGCGCGTAGATGTGGCGCAGGACTTTCGGCAACTGGCCGAGCGTGAACGGGTAGATGGTCAGCGTTTCTGGCTCAGCTCTGCCGTAGGGTTGAACTTCGACCTGGTTGGCCTGCGGGATGAGTTCCTGGAGGGAATCTTTTTCTTCGTTTTTGTCAGACATGAAATTTTCCAGAGAAGGGATGTTTGAAGGAGGGGTACGGGGCGGGCGGGGTTTGCCAGGTTTCCGCGCGCTACAAGCTCCCGGCGGGGACGCCCCGTACTATAGTTGGCAGGTTAACTTCCTCAACTAATCAGCGATTAAGTAATCACTGAATTAAGCGGGAAGCTGCGCATCCACATAGGAGACGCGACCGAACGCACCCAGCGTCGAGTCTGACGACTTGGTGGAATCAAAGAGTGCCGTGAACTCTAGCTCCAGCGTAGCCGACTCGTCGTTGATGAGCGGTATCTCCTTTGCTGGGTCGCCCTGGAGGCGATAAACCTCGGCGAACATGCGCTTGTTACCATTGGCCGTGTTCTTGCCGTGGAATTCGACGAAGAACTCCAGGTCGCCGGCGTTAAGGATGACAACCTGGGTGCGCGACGCGTAGGAGTAGGCGGCCTTCAAAGGCGGCGTGAAGCCCGTGAGGTTGATCAATTCTATCTGGCCGAAGCCCGCGTCAATGATCCTGTAGTTCGTGCCGAGCACGAGCGTCGCAGGGGTGCCAGCCGAGTCGGTGATGACTACGGAGGAGACATTCTCCTGCTTCAGCTTCCACAGGTCGTCCGCGGCGAGAGATGCCGGGGACAGCTCACCCGTGACAGAGCTTGAACTGATCGAAACCTTTGTACCGCCCGCGACCAGCGCGAGATTTTCGGCGTGGACGGATTTCAGCTTGATCTTCACCTTGGCCTTGCGCTGTTTGGTGATGACCTTGTCAATGAGGTTTTCGGGACTCGTAGAGTCCTTCACCTCTTCCTTATCCACTTCCGGCTCAATGGAAACTTCGGGCGCGTTGCCGACGAAGCGGGCCGCGTTTTTCGTCCCGTCGGAATTGACCGTACCGAGGCACACTTTGCCGACGTTCCGCATGTAAACATTTTTCTGTAGCGCTAATGACATTTTGACTTTCCTCTCAGAGAGTGTTGGTAGGTATGGTTGACTTTGGCGAGAATCACTCGAAAGTGATCGTACGGGTGACTTTGACTTTGAGCGCGAAGAGGTAGATGTGGCAGAGGGCCTCAGCCGATTGCCACCAGGAGACTGAGATGAGCTGCAGCTGCTTGTGACCTTTAACCCCGGCGAGCCCCAGCTTGGGCTTCTTCATGAAGGCAGCTTCGGCGGTGTCTTTCAGATTCACGCATTCGACCTGCGAGTTATCCGCGTCCGTGCCCTGGCGGTAGGCTTTGACCAAGCCGAGCTTGAGCGTGACCTCCGAATCGGAGTCAATCGTTTGTCCCGCAAGCTCGCTCTCGTCCAGATTCTCAAAATAATCCTCTTCAATTTTGTTCGTCGAAGGTGATGTGAGATCAACCATCCAGGTATGCACGATTCTTTCGCCGTCTACCACGTCCTGGTCACTGCGAAAATCATCCGCCGAGTCACCCTCCTTGACGGGCAGCCAGCGCGGAACCACCTGCGCCTTCACGTCCTCGGCCTGGAGGATGTCGCAAGCTGCTGTAATGATGTCGATGGTCGAAGGCTGTAGACTCATATCTTTAAGTGGCGGTCAATGTAATCGTGCACGAGGTCTGAGGCTTCTCCTTCAAGGATGACGCGTGCGGTTTCGATGGGGAACCTCCCCTTAATGCCGTCCTCGTGGATGTGGCGGTTGATGAGAAATGCAAGCTGGTCTTTGGTAGTTGAGGCGTCCGTGGGCTGCAAGCCCACGACGTCAATCCAGTGGCGGATAGCGGGCGGGGGCGCGAACTTTGCGTCCTTGGGGCGTCCCCATTCAATCGTCTCCACCTTCTCTCTTTTGTCTTCGGAGAAGATGTGAGTATGCACGCGGCTCCCGCTCTGCCCGACGAACTCCGTCAGCCCGCGCCATGAATCGAGAAAGTCCTGTTCGGCGATGGCATCTACGTCATAAATCTGCTCACGGACGAGCTGGATGGCGCGCGGCTCAACTACGTCCTGCATCGCGTCGTAGACGGTCTCAGGCAGTTCATCCTTGAGCGCCAGGAGTGATTCCGGCAGCGGGTCGATGTCAATGATCAGTGAATAAGGCTTCATGCCTTTTCGCCCGTCGTCTCAAAGCTTAATTGCCAGTACTTGGGGTTGTCGCTGAGCGTCGGCCTGGCGTCAGTCTTCCTGTGGTTGAGCCCGCGGTATCTGAAGCCCGACACCATCTGGATAATTTCACGAGTCATATCATCACGATCGTCGGTAATGAACATGCTGATGACTGAGGCCTTCTTGCCGTCTACCTCCTCATCTTCATAACTGATGAACCACCCGCCATCGACCGTGTAAAGAACTTCGTAGCCGCCCTTGTTGGGGCCCGACTGCGCTTTTTTCACCAGCTCCACCGTTTGCGGCATTTCGAGCTGGTTGCGGGCATTGTCCAGGCTCTGGCGCATTTTCTGAGTGTAATCGGGCATCGCTCTACTTAGCCGAACGTGAGAGGCAGGAACTTTTCGGCCATCGCCAGGCAATGGTCGTAGGTCTTGGTGTCGAATTCGAGCTTGCTGAATTTCATCTTCGCGTCGGGTACGACCTTCGAAGCCTTCAGAAGCCAGCCCGCGCGCGCAGCCGCGCGCGCGTCGTAGATGTTGGTGAAATCAGGGCCGAACTGCTGCCAGACGGCATCCCCGTCGTAGACTGTTGCTGCCTGCCTTGTTGGCCAGTAGCCGGGCTCGGCCACGCCGGAGGTTCCTCCCTTCACACACCTGTAGCGGCTTCCCGTGCGCACCGTGGGCAACACCTCGTCACCCACGCTGTATTCGGTCTCAGCCGTCCACGTGCTCGCGAGCTTGTGGTTGTCAAGGAGCGTGTCCAGTTCGTTGCCATCGCCATCTGTCGTCAGCGTTGGTTCAACTGCCGGCTGCAGCCAGAGAATGAGTTGCGCGCGCGCCGCGGCGCGGTCTGTCTCGTCAGACATTAAGCTTCGGCCTCCTGCAAGCGGCGGATGACTGGCGCGGGCAGGTCGGGAATCTTTTCCCCTTTCGCCACCGGCGCGAAAGACTCACTGGTGACGATGACGGTGAAGAGATGCCTCAGCTCGTCATAGAAGGCTTCGACGAACGCGGCGTCTTCGGGGAGTGGGTTAGCTATAACTTCAAAAATCCCGCAGCCCAAACACATGAAGACCTCCGGCGTTACGCACAGTAGCGCGACACGTGCAGGCCTGGTCTTCAATTCCGTGTCAGTCATTAGTTCGTAAACTCACCATTGCGGAGGAAGCCGTGATAGTTGCGCGTGGCGATGCTGCCCGCACCGGCGCCGCACGTTACGCCATTCTTATCAACGGTGATGTTCGGAGCCTGGCCGTGACGAACCCAGCACTTATGAGGCCGCGCGTCCCTGTAGCTTTGGCACAACTCGTACTTGTGCGAGAGATAAGGCACGCCGCACTCGGCGCAGGGGCTGTCGCAGTTGTTGGCTCGCCCGTCTATGTTCCAGGGAGTGTTGTCGGGAAGGATGACAACGAGGGAATGCCCATCCGGGCCGCGATAATGATCCGTGCCCTCGATTAACATCCAGTCGGCGTGATACATCGCGCCGGGCGGGAGTTCTCCCAGGGAGAGCAGCTCTCCCGTATCTGGGCGCAGCCACAGCCGGTCGGTCGCGAGTTGCCAGAAGTCTACGTCTTTGAACTCGTAGCCGCACCTGCACACCCGAGGCCAGCGCTCATCATCGTGCGGCCAGAAGTCGCCCTGCGTGATGCGCTCGTCCGTCTCCAGCCCGACGGGTATAGGCACCTCTATGGTGTCAATCAGTACCGATTCGTCGTGGCAACTGTATTCGCCGCCGCGTGCCGGGCAGGGCAGAAGATTCTTCGCGGGGGTGGAATCATAGTTCCACCGCGACGCGTAGCGGCGCAGGGAGCGACGTACGCTGGTCGAGCGCTCGACTGTGAAGCAACGGATACTCATTACCTGGTTTTGCTGCTCTTCCTTGACTTGTTCTCAGGCGCTCCGGAGATCGCCTTGTTCTCCGCCGGAGACGGGACTGCTTTAGCCCCGTCCTGACGTATTACGTTGTCGCTTTCCGTGCGCACCATCTGACCATCCTTAAGCTGCATCTCAACCACAGAGCCGCGCATGCGCAGCACAGTGGCGGGGATCAAGACAGCTTCATCTGGATTAAAAGTTTTCATAAACGGTTACTGGTGAATAAAGGCTGCGGCAGTGCCTAAGAGCTTCAACCACTTCAGGAGTACCTAAAGCTGTGGGTCTTTCGGGCGTACTCGTTTGCACCTGCTACTACAACGCCTTATTCGCGCGTGCGAAGCCTCGCACGCAGCCACAGCCCTCATCACCTTCGCGTGCTTAGACCGAAACCGCAGCCGCGTCCTGCGACACGGGCAGATAGCGCCCGTTGAAGAGCAAGACCTGCACGCTGTACGCGGTTGAAGGCGTAGTGCCCGCAGGCGTGCCGACGATGCGCAGGTAACGCTCGCGCTTCGCCAGATTGATGTTCATCACGTAGGAGTTACCCTTCGTGGCGTCAATCGCCTGGCCGGCAATCTGCGCGAAGGCCGCTCCCGCGACATCCGCAAACGCGTCCACCGAACCGTTGTCGCTCGACTCCTGGACTTTCACGTCCAGGGTCTCGTCGCCGGTTGTGCGGTCGTGCGCGCCGATGTGCAGGATGACGAGCGCGCGCTCGAAGCCCTGGCAGTCAACTCCGGCGCCGTTGGCGCCTGCGGTGCGTACCTCGGGATCGAGCGAAGGCTTGACCAGCACGTGTTCACTCGGAGTATGGATATTCATCTTTACTTTCCTTCTATTCGGAGAAGAGACGGAGGTGGCAAAGGCTGTCAAGGCCGCTCCGTCTCGTTGGATTGATCAATCGGATAAGAGTGAAGGCGAGATGCCTTTAGGCGGCGACTTTCTGAACCTTCAGTCTCCAGTCTTCGACGACCTGACCGCCGAAGCGGACGCGGCCCAGAAGCACTATCTGGTTCTCCTCGGCGTAGCGCTCGCGCAAGACCTGGATGGTGAAGCCGATGCGGTTGACAAGATAGTAGCCCTTGGCGTCGCCGAAGATAAGCGGGAAGGCATTGGCTGCCACGTCCGGCATGAAGCCGCTCCAGATGTACGGATAACCGTTGACCTCTTTGAAGCGACCCGAAGCGAGGCCCTGGTCTCCAGCGCCGTAGGTGACGAGCGGGCGTCCGTCCGAATCCTTCAGCTTACGAATCGCCTTGCCCGTGTTGGTCTTGTTGAAGTACAGCTTCGCATTCTCGTCATACTGCTCAGGCAAGCTTTCCGTCAGGTCGATGAGACCATCGCCCGTGACCAGGTTAGCGTCGCCGGTCTTGACGATCGCCGGCTGGTTCGCGCCACCCGGATTCATGAGGATGCCGGCGGGCTGGCCCTGGCCGCTGCCGTTGATGATCATGTCATCTTTGAGCAGTGCAATCGTCTCGAAGAACTTGCCGCTAGCCCAGGAGACGAGCGGGAAAGCCGAATCCTCAATCATGTCGAGCGTCAGAGGCAGGCTCATCATCGCCGTGTGGACGGGGATGCGAACCTGGCCGAATGCGGGATCTGTGACGCGGTGCGCGGTCGCGCTCGAAGGGAGTTCGCCCGTCCAGGTCACACGCATGCCCGTGGTGTACTTGTTGTCTGCCGTATAGTTGACCTTGGAGATGTTGAGATTGTCGCGGCTGGTTTGCAGCTGCTCAACCAGGCCCAGGATGCGGGTCGGCGTAGGCTTCCTCTCAATGATGCCCATCTGTATGTCGTCGGGCGCGATGAATCCGCCCGCCGAATCCACTCCCTCCTGGAGCGTCTTGCGCTGGCTGGAGGTCAGGTTCTCATAACCCTTGCGCAGATAGTCACGGTAGGAACGCTTGTAATCGAGGGTGGAGATGGCCGCAAGCTGCTTGCTGTCTAAACCCAGTTCGCCCTCCTCGTAGACGGCTGCCAGCGTCTTGCGGTCGATGACCGTATCACCGGCGGGCTGGAAGCCCTCGAACTTGACTTCGCCGGGCGTGCCGGCCGAATGGCGCAAGCTGCCGGGCGCAGGCTCGTCGTTCAGCTTCTTCAGCTCGGCCTCGTTCTGATCGGCGAAAGCCTCGCGTTCCTCGGCCTTGGCGCGGTCGGCCTGTATGCCTTTAATCTCTCCGATGAGAGTGTCGGATTCCTGAAGCTCCGCTTCAGTGGCGTCCGTCTTCGCCAAAATCTCCTGCACGCGGGCGCGCTTTGTCGCCTCTTGCTGTGCTAACAGTTGTGATCTTTTCACGGTTCAATTCCTCTTGGGTTGGAGCCCGCGCGGGGTGTGCCAGGGATGGCAGCGCCGGGCTAAGATTAGGTGGGATAGCGTCCCCGGCCTGGGGAGTACTATTCTTGCGGGACGGCGATGCCAACATTCGCCGCTTCTGTGATCAAAAAGTCTCTTCGAAGCTTCAACGCACGTTCGGAAGTGTCTGACTTCGGCTTGGGCTCCGCATCTTTGCAGAGCGCATCCATGTCGTCATGTACCTGCTGCATCGCCTCGCTTGCTTCCTTGATGCGTGTCATCGCTGACTGCATCCGCTCGCGGTTGGCGGCGCTGATCGTACGTCCCTCTTTAACGCGGTAAGCTTGAATCGATCTGCCGCGTGTGACGAACTCCTTTACGGTAGCAAGCACCTTATCGGAGTGAACCGCGAACTTCAGCCCGGCAAGCAGGCCGTGTTGTGCGGATAAAGATTCTTCCTCTTTGAACTCCGCATTCGCTTTCCCGTCGCTCAGATACATGTAAGGCGAGCAGGACGATTGCGGATAACCCGAGAGCGGGATGATGGTGCGCTCTTCGCCTATGACAATGGCGAGAGCATCGAACCTCAGAGCTATCGGTTGAAACTTTTCTATCTTGGGAGGCTCAGCGTTCGCTTCGACATAAGCGAGCGTGATGTGCGGGTCAAAGCCGTGGTCTCTGCGCGGTGCCACACCAGCGCATTCCAGGACGTATGCAACCCAGCAGTAGAGCTCCGCCAGCCCCGGCATGTCCACGCTGGCATAGAGCACCGATTTGTTGTCGGAGTTCTTTGTCGGGCTGAAGGTGCCAAGCCCTGAGACGCGCCCAGTGAGCGGCGTACGCCACGAAGCTAGGTCTTTCACGGCCACCATAGCCTTGGCGACCGTCATGTCGTCGAGTGCCGCCACGTCGCCGCAATAGCAGAGCGTCAGGTGGAGCTGGTCTGCCGCTTCCCCGCCCTCCAGGGCGAGGGCCTGCGCAGATTCAGGAGACAGGAAGAAGCCGACGAACAGGCCCGTGTGCTCGGCACCGGCTGCGGCATTGCTGAACGCGCCCTTGACTTCCGTCACCGCAGCTTTAGGCTCGGCGCCGACGCTCACGATTGAGACCTCGTACAGCTTGACCTTGAGCAGCAGGCGGACGCGCGCCGTTCTTTTCAGGCGCTCGATGATTTCGGGCGTCGGATTTTTGACGTACTCAATCGCCTCGAAGCCTGTCACATAACGCCACTCTTCGGCGACGTAGCCGATGGAGAGCTTGACGGATTTGCCTTTATCGAGCCGGTTCTTAACCTTCAGGCGAACTTGCTGCGCGTCGTCGGTCGGATGGAACTCTGATCGGATGAAAAGACCCTGCTCGTCTTCGTGAGCGTCAACGATGATTCCTATCTCATCTTTAATCCCCCAGTCGTGATCAGGAGCTGTCCAGCCCGCCTGGATGAACTCTGCCAGCGATTCCTTGAAGCAGCCTGCGACCGTAATGTCGTCGTAAGAGTCCAGGCTGCCCAAATTGTTGCCGTAACCCTCGAAGCCTCCATGCCCGTCAGCCAGCGCTTTGAACGGCGCCAGGTCAACGAACTTATATTCACGTGTAGACTGCTCGGTGGCCTTCTGCGAAAAGATTTTCTTTGTGGAGTCGGACATGAATTTACTCTTGCGGGTGACAGCCAAGTTGGTTCAATTAGGTAGGTCGTGGGCGGCACTGAAGGGAAAGGAGGCCGCCCGAGGTTCGTGGGTGATTATGAGAAAATTTCAGGAATTGGCAATTCTCCGAACGTCACTTGAAGCGGTGGAGGCATGCGGATTAAGACTTCTCTATCAATTCGTAAATATCTGCGTATTCGACCGGCTCAACCCAGTCATTACAGCAGAGGCAACCCCCGTCGTTGGCTCCCGTTAATAAATCTCCTATGAGATATATTTCGCCCGTAGCAGATTTGATTAACATTCCAGCATGAAGCTCGATTTCCGCTTCAGGAGTCCACGGGCGCCAGGTCAAGTGGCTTGCCAGCTTTTCATAGTTCTTATCGATTTCCATTCAACAGCTCCGCCTATCACTTTTCTCAATTATACCCGCTTGCGGCCGATGTGGCGCCAGGAGGGGCGCTCGAACTCGGGGATGTAAGCAGCTCCCCAGACCATCAGAGTTAGCAGCAGACGGTATTTGAATGGATGCCAGTAACGCCGCGCTCGAGTACGCCACCAGTAGTAGAGCCAGAGTAACTTATTCAGCCCGTCCGTGCGGGAATATAGGGCACCGTCATAGCACCAGTAAGCTTCATCGTCATCATCGATTAATTTCAGCGGCCACGGCAGAAAGTTGATCTCTTTCGGAAACTCGTCAACGCTTTGATTGAGTTCGAAACGGAGCGTCTGCCTGTCGATGATGACGGGTAGATTGGCGTCGCCTTCCCATTTGTAGGTGACGTGACGACGGCCGAGAGGCAGTTGATGCCACGTGGCAATGATGGTTGCGTATTTCATTAAGTCCTCTCACTCATGCGGCTAACTTTGCCGGCGTGCCTGTGTCTTCTTCCGGCGGGAGTTCCTGCTTCGGGGTGGCCTGAGAGAAATAAACATCGTCGCTCGTCTCAACCTTCAGGCCCGCGCGCGAGCGCGCTTCCGAGCGCTTCATCCATCCGCCCTTGTATGCTGTCGAGAGTCGCGTGTAGAGCTTGTTCTGGTCGTCCTGCAGGACGCGCACCTGCGTCAGGTCATGGCGCAGGTTGCGCTTCTTATTTTTTTCGAACTCCGGCAGGTACTGGAGGTTGAGCTGCCCGGCGATGATGCGATGCAAGGGGATGACGTATGACTCGTAGGCCGCTTCGCGCATCTCGCCAGCGTTGTGCATCGTGTTCCGGTCTAAGCCTGCTCCAAAGCCCAGTACGGAGGCCGGAATGCCTATTACTGAGGCTACCCTTTCTTCCGGCACCCGCCGGAGCATCTTCATGTCCATCTCCTTCGGGCTGAAGGAGAGCTTATGAATTTCGATACCGACGCCGTTAACGACGGGTTTGCCGCGCTCGTCTCCGGTGGTGCGCCTGACGAACTCTTCCTTAATCTTGCTAAGGTCTCCTTCCACGCTGCCTTCTTTGGGGCTGACGGCGAAGGGGAACACGCCAGAGTTCTTCATGATCAGGGCACTGCAGTTCGCCGCTTCGTTGTCGGCAAATATTTCGCGCAGGAGTGAAGCGAAGTCAGAAAGCCCTTTGCGTGGGTTCTGGGGGTCGATGCCGTTGCGGAAGTGAATCATATCCTCGGGCTTTATCTCCCACTCCACGCCGTTGATCAGATAGGCGTAGTGGCTGATATAGACAGAATCATCTCCGACAGGCCAGCGAGGTTCCACCAAATAATACGGCAGCGGCCAAATCTGAATCACCTGCCCCTGGCGGTTGCGCACTTTCCAGAAGTAGACGTTCCCGTCAATCATCCAGGAGAGAGAAAAGAACATCCAGAGGAGTTCGCCTGAGTAGTAAGGGTTGGGCTGCTGGAGCCGCAGGGCGGCTTCGTGGTCTTCAATGATATTAAGGTTTCCCCCGGCATCCTTTTCAACGACCTGGAGAGGAGCTTCCGGCAGCGTACGCCCCAGCCAATTGACGGCAGCCATCACGAGGGAGCTCTGCTTGAGGTCTCCGACCTCCCGCGCGTAGTCAATGCCGCTGTTCATGAAGCGGCCGAAGATGGAGAAGAAAAACTTCTCGAAGTTTGAGCCGTAGCCGCCGTCGGCGCCGTAGTGGCGCATCTGGCTGGCGAAAGCCGATGCTTTTCCGCGCAGCGCAGAAACTGCCGAGGAGAAGCGCTCCTTCACCAGGCCGAACGTGGACTGGGCAGTTTCAACCTCAGAGGGCGACATGCGCCGCTGCTTCTGTAATTGCTGGTTCCTACTCATGCGATCTCCCACTTCCTTCTCTTCGGTGTCATCAGCCCGTATCGCACCGAGTCATACGGGTCGTCCCCGCCATTGCCTTCCTCGTCAGCGTCAACCTTGAGCACGTCCTCCGGGTTCTTCGGATCGTGCTGCAAGCTTGGAAGGCACTCAATTAGGCGCGCACACTTGCTTGAAATCTCCCACTTCGGTTCAAGGCCGGCTTCCGAGTCGCCCATCAAATCAAGCAGCAGGGCTGCGCCGTTGACCCGATCATCATTCGCCTTCTCCAGCTTGATGCCGCGCTCAAGATACTGATCCGCGATAGTCTTCGCGTTCTCATCCCCACGCTGACTAAAACAATCATCGCCGGCGTAGAAGCCCTTCAGCCGGTCGAGCGAAACACCGTTGCGCTCCAGCATGGCTTTAATATTGTCAGCATGCTTGGACACGTGAGTCTTTCGCTGGACATATTCGTCGAGCGTATATTTTTTACCGTCGGCTTCGGCGTGCAGATATACAGCCGTGGGATGCGTGAAGCCGTAGTCGAACGAAGCCCAGACAGTCCAGTTCTCAGGCACCTTAAACCAGGGCTTGACCATGCGGTCGTGTTGCCAGTTGGAAAAGAATTGCCCCGCCTCAATGTCCCAGTCGCCATCCATCCAGGCGGCGCGCAACCACCCCTTCAAATCTTTAAGGACGTTAACGTAATCACGATTCAGGAAGGCGTTATCTTTATAGGTGGCGAAGATGAAACGCGTATCAACCTCTTGGTTAAGGCGCGCTGGATTGATGATCCTCCGCTTAAACCATGCATGGCCGATGCCGCCCGGGTTAGTGGTGTAGTAGGTGCGAGGCCTCCAGTCGCTGCGGCTCGTGCGCACGCAGGTTCGGATGTCCGTAATCTTCTTCTCGGTGAGCTGAGTGGCCTCTTCGATGCCGACGCCGTCATACTCTATTCCGAGATAGGCATCGATGTCCGATTCGTTACGATAGTGACCCAGCACGATACGGGACTGGTTAGGGAAGAGCAGCAGACCGGCTTGGGTTTTATATTCGTGCGGGGTGTAGCGGAAGATGCGCCGCCGGAGGTCGTCAAAACTTTCCTTAGCAGATTTGAGCACCTTGCGCAGGAAGAGATATTTGAGGCCGTCACGGCGCTGGCAGTCGTCGAGGCCGATTTGAGCGAGCGTGCCGTGCGATTTCGCGCCCCCGCGCGCACCACCAATCCCTACCTGGGTCGGCCCGTCGGGTAGATCACACTCACGCGCTGCGGCGTGCATGAGCAGCTGCTTGGGCTGCGGGCAATAGCCGGCTCGCAGAAAGTTAACGAGCGCGTCCTTAGGGAGTCCGGCGTTGCGCGCGGCAAACGCCAACCTCTCAGCCGCCTGTATTTGCGTCGCCGTCGCCATAAATACGATCAATAGCGTCTGCAATAGGCGGCGTGAGATCTTCGCGCTCGTCCTCCTGCTGCTCGACTCTGGGTACCGGTGTGCCGTAGAGGTAAGATAAAAGGAGCTTACGAGACTCACTGCGCACCCGAAAAGATACGGAGGTTGAGTCCACAACGAGCTGGGTGAATATCTTGTCCAGCTCGCCCTTCTTACAAGCTTTAGTAAGTCGCTTATGAAGGTCATCTTCGACCGCTTTACGCTTGCGTCCGGCCCCGGCGCGCGCGCCTCCACTTTTTCCAGCTACACCTGCCATTTGATTTTCATTTGATTATTCAAATGAGCTTATATTCGTGCCCCGCACGTCCCACACACGGCCTCTATTTGAGCCCGCGTGATTAGTGGCTCCATTTGGGCAGCTTCGACCATCAACTGCACATTCGGGTGAACTGCTCCGACGCCATACCTGCGCACTATGGAAATAAATTCGCTTACGTCATGCGCGCGTTTAACGAGCTTCGGGCGCCCTTCGTCGTCAATAACGGGCTCCCCCTCCTTGTCGAACTTCGGGCGGTAGTGCAGGAGCTCGTGCTCGACCAGCGCGCAAAAGGCCGCGTCCGAGCACGTGGCCGCGTAGGGGGCGTAGAGCCAGATTCTTGCCTGCGGCACTCGCCCGTGCATGAGACATAGGTGATCAACCCGCTCGGCTGAAGGCCAGGGTTTCCCGTTCACCTGCACAATCTCCGCCATCCCTGCGACCGGCATCCCACCGTCAATGTATTCAACATTCGTCCACAAGAAGACGATGTCCGCATTGCGCAGGTGTTCATGTTCGGGATTGATGAGCGGCGAGTCCTCGTTGATAAAGCAAGCCCTTGCCCAGTCAGCCACCTCATTAGCAGGTTCTAACTGATAACCGATTTGGTGAAGATGTTCCGGAGGGTGGGGTCTGTTCATTAAAGCTCAGGCCACTTCGGCTGTGGGCTGCCACTGGTTAACAATTTCAATGACTTCCTGCGGCGTGCAGTAGTCGCTGATGATGTAGAGTTTCCTGTCGGGCGAGCGAATGACGCGCGTGCGCAGGGCTGCGTAGACGTCCCACCCGCGTTGCAGGAGCGCGATAAAAATCGCCATCGTAAGCGCTTCTTTCATTTCAACGATGCTCCGGTTAATAAAGCTAAGGCAGGCGGCAGAGGTCACAAACCTTCAACATGCCGCCTGCCTCGTCGATCCCCCGTTCCTGTAAGGTACTATTCGGGGATGGAAATTGATTTACTGGTAAGTCCGCCGCAATGATTTGGGAGGGCGACGGCCTTTGCTCGATTGTTTGTAGCTGCGCCACATCTTTTTGGCCATGGCGCGCCGTTCCTTCCGGTTGGCGGTCGGGACGATCACGTAACCCGGAGGCGCGGCTGCTCCGTCCGGTATTTCAATTACAGGTGCCTGAGGGGCCGAAGGGGCGCCGTGAAGCTCTATCCCATCCCGGATTTTGATAATCGGTGGCGCGTTTTCCGCGTAACGTGGGTCATCAGCAGGAGAGAGAGGCTGCGGGTGTAAAGGGATTTCCTCCAGGGGCTGATTCATGGCTGTGCCTTAAGCGTTCAGCCGCGCCGCAGCGCGCTCTGCCCGCCATTTATCTTTCGCCTCTCGGCGCTCGGCGCGCCTGCGCTCTGTACGCGTGCGCGGGTCTGCCGGGTCTGCCGAGACGACCGAGCGCGCTCTGACGAAGCGAGAGGGAGAATTATCAATCGCCGGCTTATGGGTGCCTTTACGCTTCGCTGCCCTTTTCGGTCTCCAGTTCGGGTCAGAGGGGCGTGTGCAGATGGTATCCACATCAATCAGGGCTCTTGTGTAGATGCTCAGAATGCCCTGGCGATAGAGATGCTGGCGCACGGCGCGCGACGGCTTGCCCAGAGTGATCATTTCAGCACCAACTGTCTGCTCCAGCTCTGTCACGCCAGTCGGTGCCAAGGAGACTTCCGCAATCGGGGCGGCCAAGGGCTGATGAATGGGTGTAGTCTGCATGCTTACCTTTCTTACTTGCGGTCGCGAGTCGTTAAAATCTTGTAGATGTCGTCGATTCTCTGGCTCGTGACGCCACCCTGCCTTTGAATCACATCCAGTTTGTCGTCGATGGACTTCCAGCGGGCTTCATGCTCCGAGCGCGGCACGATCTGTGACTTGATTTCATTGACCTGGCTTTCGCGCGCCCTCTGTTCCGTCTTAGCGTCAGTCTCGACCGAATTCAGCCGGTGGAGCACGTCGCCCTGTGTCGCCCAGACCGTCGCGGCAGCGAAGATGATGCCGAGCAGGATAGGTGCCAGGACGGAGACGATCAGAGGATGGGCGAGCCACGACATGCTGCGCGGCGCGGCCCCTCTACCCGGAATTAAAGCTTCTGACTCCATCGTCTTATGTGTTAGCCGCGAGCGTATTGCTCTAGCAGGGCTATCTTCTCGGACTCGTAATTGAGCTTGAAGTACTCGCAGAGCGCACGGTCTGCCGAAGAGGCTGACTTATCAGGCATCTGTGACTTGAGCAGTCTGAGCCTCTTGCCGTCGTATGGCGCGCGGTTCAACGCGAACCCTAAGCGCAGGTAATAGTCGTTGTAGTTTTCCTGGAAGACGGCGCGGGCTTTAAGCAGTTGGGAAGCGAAAAGTGCGGCCACAACGTCTATGCCAATTCGCACCGACGCGAGAATTTTTTGCAGCGTCCTTTGCGTCGCAGGGTCGTTGAATTTGAACTGGAAGATGTTGTTGAATTCAACCAACTCGTCGACGAATCCGCCGGAGAGTTCGGCCAGACTCGCACCTGACTTGATGCCTTGCTGAAAACGGGTGTTGAAGGCCGCGTATGAGTTGCTAAAGGCGGAAACTTTTTGAGAAAGTTCTCTGGCCTCATCTTCCGTGTATTTGACGCCTGCGGCGGCAAGCTGCGCGGGGATGTCGACGCCGGAGAGAAACTGCACGACCGCGTTGCTCTTCTGGGCTGCCTGCGCCAGTTCCGAGCGGCTGCACGCCACCGTGTTAAATACCATCAAGGTCACGAGCACGAGCGCGAGGCACATGCGTGCGAAAGTCCTGTTCATTACGAATTTTTCTCCTTAACTGGTCTGAATTGTCTGCGTATGGAGTGCATCATCGGTTGGCTTGGGAGCTGTCCAGCGCCCGAGAGCCTTTGGATAGTCCAGTGAGCTTTGTCGATGAAGGCCCAGATTTTCGGCCTCCACTCCCCGCCCCCTTCGCGCGGGTACCACTCCTCCAGAATGGGAAGGATGATGTTGAGCGTGCGCAGCGTGGCGGTGGCCGCCGTGACGATGGCCGCGGCGAACGTCGCCAGGTAGACCAGAACGGTCTCTACCCACAACTGGATGTCCGCCGGCGAAAGTGTGCTGAGAATTGCCATAAGATTATGGAGCCCCTGATGTATTGATTAAAGAATGTGCGCCGCCTCGAAGTGCATTCCGTCAAGCCTGTTGGAGAAATGCCCGCCCCAGTAGAAGCCGTTTTCATTCGCCAGCGCGACCAGTTCCATGACGGAGCCCTGCGCCCCGCGCGGAGCGGGCTGGCGGCCTAGCGCGTTCCAGGGGGCGTTGAGGTCGAAGGCCGAGCCGAAGGCGTGGTTAGAAAGAATCGAGCGGCTGCCGCGAATGAAGCGCGGGACGTAAGAGCCGCCCCAAGAGAGGATGTACTTCAGCAACCCGGCCTGCTCCCAGGCGGCGAATAGAGAGACCGTCTGCGGCACTACCAGCCGGTGCAGAAGGATACAGCCGTCATGCGGAGCGTAAGGGACGCCTTCAAGCTGCGGGATGTAAGCACGGACGATATTCAGCTTTGCCCAGTTGTCCGTGACGACTATGTTTTCAGGATTGCCCTTGACAGGCTTAGCAACATACTTGAAGGTGCCGAAGACGCGCTGGCGCTCGGGGGTGCTGATGAGCGGTTTGAAGTTTGGGTTAGGGGGGTAAATTTCCATAGCAGAATGTGGGGTGAAGAAATCAGAAGGATTAAATGACCGGTCACGCGCGCCGCGAGAATCGTCCAGTGAGCGCGAAGGAAGGGTACGCTCGGAGGGTGACGTGCGGCGGGTCGCATATAGCGGCAGGCTACTTGTCGCCATGACTGACGACAGCGATGATGTAAGACTCCGACCGGCGCGCGTGAAATATCAGAGAACGTAGGGCGCCCGCTTTAACAGGGCGGGCGCCCACTGTCGGAAGACGGCAGCCACCAACCGTCTTCCCTGCCCCGCGTCGCATTCTATGGGATTTTTATGAAGTAGCAATTCTCCGAACGTCACTTGAAGAATTTTTGTAGAATCAAAGTATGAGTGAAGAGTTTCCTGAATTTATTTACGACACGGATGATTGGCCTGATGATGTGGACGCGACTGAGCTATTCGATAGCCCAAATCAATCAGGCTTTTTCATAGAGAGGCTGGATCCGACAAGCGCATTAAACATTATCCGCAACAGGCCGGTTGATGAAACCTTATACCGGAAAGTTACTCTTTCGGTGCCTATAGATTGGAAGTTCGATATTGGGGAGCTGATTTCGATTGATGATTCAATTTATCGGGTGTTGGCAGTACTCCAGGAAGACATTCATCTATTTGAGGCAAAGAAGCGCGTAACCCTTCGCATCGAGCCTTACGAGGGTATTAAGGAAGAGAGCAGACTCGTCCTGAATAATCCCGATCCGAATATCCCGCGTTGTGGGGAGTGTAATGAACCACTGACAGGCTTAGTCATCTTACCCACCAAACTAGACGACGAAGGCCGGGTGGATGAAGTGAAATGGGTAGCATCTCATCACGGCGTGGAGATAACACTGGAAGGACTTCACTATACTCTGTGGCCTGGCGCTAACCCGTTGCCTAAACATTTCAGCCATCTGTACGTCAGGTTCGAGGAGCGCGATATTGTATGCATCCCGCCTCCTCATGATCGTCCTGCGTGCACGGATTTTCGGTATTAATTACAGTTAACTCACGGCCATCATGTAACAGGATTGAGCCCGGCTCTTTACCATGACCGCAGCATGAATTGGCTGTGTAGATGCCCGCCGCGTTCAGCGCATCAACGATGTCGGCGATGCAGCTATCAACAGGCTTCATGTCTAACCGGGCCGCGCCCGTATGAGATAGGCTCGCAGGGATTAACACTCTCAGAAGTCTTGTATCGCCCCAGCTACACATACATCAGACCGATGACGGGATGAAGCTTAAAGCGCGCTGGCACCTTGGGCGCTGATTCGAGCGCTGCCAACCGTTCATTCAATCGCGCCTGTTCAGCCTCGGCAGGGGTGGGCTCAGCTCCGTACTTGAATCTCTCCCAAAGCTTCACATGGGCGCACATCTGTTTGACGGTGCTGCGGTGGAAGCGACCGCGCGCGTGATCCTGCTCCATGCGGGCGACCATGTTCATTGTTGAGATGAGCACCAGGTTTGTTTTCATTGCGATGATAAAATATTGCTTATTGCCTTTCGCAGCAAATCTTCACGGCTGAAATCTTTCGCATACTCCCAGGTATCTACAATCATACAGCCGTCGGCCGCGCGCACTTCGAGGGAGAGTCGTCTGCCTTCCTCCTTCGGATCTCGCTCGCCCATCGGCGTAATTGTAATCTGGCATCCCCGGTAGGACGCCTCGAACTCGCGGTCAGTGTTTGCGCGCACGTCGCGAATGACGCGCGTCTTACCGTCAACATGTAGGCTGATTGGCTTTCGTGCTTCTTTCATTACCTTGCCCCTCTTCTTCTGCGTGCATTCTCTGCCCGCCGCTCTTTACGGTTCTGAGGCTTATGTGGGAAGGGTGCAGATAGCGTCGGCGTTGGCCGCAAGAGCTCTGGCTCGACCGCCAGGGCAATGTTCACCCGGAGTTCTAGCTGCCTGGCGGTCGCTGCCATATCAACTGCACTAACTCCGCCGATTACGAGTATCCTGCGCACGGCGTCATCCGGGATGGCCAGGCGTCGCGTCTCTTCTACAATCCGCTCTGCTGTGTGGAGGTCAACGGGCTGTGTCCGTGCGATCTCAAGTGCGAGTTCATCACTCATAGGGTGCAATGCCTTTATGCTATGCAACAAGGCTTTGCCCGGTCTTGAAAGTGGGAATGAGAGCGGGCGCATAATGAGCAACCGAATTCCTCTCGACCTGGCAGAGCAGCCTGATGCGCGCGTCTGCAACCTTCGAAAAGTTCAGCGACTTAGCCACGCCAAACCGATTCATTCGCACGTTGTCACGCCAGGCGCGCGCCCATCCCGCAGAGACCCAGTAGACGTTGCTCGTGCGCTTCTCCAGCACCATGAAGCCCGCAATGTTGCCGGCCCGCTCCGAAGCGTACAGGTTATCAACCTGGTGCTCTTTGAAGTTTTCGATTGAGATGGAAGGCCCGGCGAATTCTTTGGCGTCGAATTCAATGTGATAACCGAGGATGCCGCCCACATAGTCGGGAGCGCTCTTCACCCGGAGGAGCGGTGCGCCGCCCCTCTGCTCTCGCCGAGTCGTCCCCTTAACATCAACGAAATAGATTTCGGTGCGCGCGCGCAACTCGGGCTCAGCACTTTTCCAGCGCCATTCATTCACGTAAGAGTAGGCGTTAGGAATCTCGTAGACGTGGCCCCAGTGCTGGCGGTCATACCAGGTGTGGGTGTTCTTCAGTATTCCCTGGAATAGACGGCCCCGGTTAGCGTGAGACGTGTTGCGTTCGATGAATGATAATTGGTGGTGTACAGGCATCACGCAGCCGCCTGTTCTAGCATCGCGACCTCGACTGCGCCGGCGCGGATGGCGTCTGTGATCTTGATGCCTAGCCTCTGCCGCCGCTTGATGTAGTCGTCATAAACGGCGCGCTGCTCAGGCGTCATTGTTTCTAGGAAATGCTCTGAATGACGCCTGAAGACTGAGTTGGAATCTCCGCACCTGAGACGCATGTTCTTGGCGGCCAGCTTGAGCTGCTCGTTGCGGCGCTCCCTGCGACACGTGTTGCAGCAGGTGACGCGGTAACTGGTTAAATTCTTGGCGGGGACATTGCGTGTGCGCCCACAGGTGCATAGACACTCCCAAATCGCCCCTCGTGCGGGATCGATCTCAACTATGCGTTGTGGTTTCAGGTCTACGAATTCGTCTTTAGAAAGATCTTTGACGCCTCTGGGCAGAAAGGGGATGAGTTGCCCGCCGGAACGAGGATGTTGCATTCGAGGA